GCACCCACTTCAGTTGGTGGTAGTTTCTCGTGCAGCGACCAGCAGCTCACCACACTTGAAGGTGCACCCACTTCAGTTGGTGGTGATTTCTTGTGCCACAACAACCAGCTCACCACACTTGAAGGTGGGCCCATTTCAGTTGGTGGTAGTTTATTGTGCTATAACAACCAGCTCACCACACTTGAAGGTGGGCCCACTTCAGTTGGTCGTCATTACGATTGCTCCAACAACCAGCTCACTACACTTGAAGGTGCGCCCACTTCAATTGGTGGTAGTTTCGACTGCCACAACAACCAGCTCACCACACTTGAAGGAATGCCAACCATACCTGGAATCTTACATCTCTCCTATAGCTCCACTTTGCCACTGCTTCGTTGTTTGCTCGCAAAAGAGATTCAACTGTATCCTGAGAATGGGAAGCACAAAACAGCTGAAAAAATTCTCAATCGATACGCAGGAAACGGCATACGATACTTGTTTGAATGCCAAAAAGACTTAGAAGATGCTGGATTTGAAGGAAATGCCAGATGGTAGACAAAAAAGAAGTAATGGCTTTGTTGAAAGCTAATTTCAAAACAACTGGTTCAATAACCATTGACGATAAGGGATTGGTTAGTTGTACAGGTATGGTAACTCCTAAAAAGAAGTTGAAGAGATTGCCTGTTGCTTTTGATAAGGTTGGTGGTGATTTCAAGTGCGACAACAACCAGCTCACCACACTTGAAGGTGCACCCACTTCAGTTGGTGGTAGTTTCTTCTGCCACATCAACCAGCTCACCACACTCCAAGGTGCACCCACTTCAGTTGGTGGTGGTTTCTTATGCAGCCTCAACCAGCTCACCACACTTGAAGGTGGGCCCACTTCAGTTGGTCGTCATTACGATTGCTCCAACAACCAGCTCACCACACTTGAAGGTGGGCCCACTTCAGTTGGTGGTGATTTCTTGTGCAGCCTCAACCAGCTCACTACACTTGAAGGTGGGCCCACTTCAGTTGGTGGTAGTTTCTGGTGCGACAACAACCAGCTCACCACACTTGAAGGTGCACCCACTTCAGTTGGTGGTGGTTTCTTCTGCCACATCAACCAGCTCACCACACTTGAAGGTGCACCCACTTCAGTTGGTGGTAGTTTCTGGTGCGACAACAACCAGCTCACCACACTTGAAGGTGCACCCACTTCAGTTGGTGGTAATTTCTCGTGCAGCAACCAGCAGCTCACCACACTTGAAGGCTTGCCAACTGTACCTGGAACCTTACATCTCTCCTACAGCCCCACCTTGCCACTGCTTCGTTGCTTGTTGGCAAAAGAGATTCAACTGTATCCTCTGCATGGAAAGCACAAAACAGCTGAAGTAATTCTCAATCGCTACGGAGGGCAAGGCAAACGAGCAATGTTTGATTGCCAAAAAGATCTAGAGGACGCTGGCTTTGAGGAGAATGCAAGATGGTAGACAAAAAAGAAGTAATGGCTTTGTTGGAAAAATATTTCAAAACAACTGGTTCAATAACCATTGATGATAAGGGATTGGTTAGTTGTACAGGTATGGTAACTCCTAAAAAGAAGTTGAAGAGATTGCCTGTTGCTTTTGATAAGGTTGGTGGTAGTTTCAAGTGCGGCAACAACCAGCTCACCACACTTGAAGGTGGGCCCATTTCAGTTGGTGGTGGTTTCTTGTGCTACAACAACCAGCTCACTACACTCCAAGGTGCACCCACTTCAGTTGGTGGTGGTTTCTGGTGCCACAACAACCAGCTCACCACACTTGAAGGTGGGCCCACTTCAGTTGGTGGTGATTTCTTGTGCCACAACAACCAGCTCACCACACTTGAAGGTGGGCCCACTTCAGTTGGTGGTAGTTTATTGTGCTATAACAACCAGCTCACCACACTTGAAGGTGGGCCCACTTCAGTTGGTCGTCATTACGATTGCTCCAACAACCAGCTCACCACACTTGAAGGTGCGCCCACTTCAATTGGTGGTAGTTTCAACTGCCACAACAACCAGCTCACCACACTTGAAGGCTTGCCAACCATACCTGGAATCTTACATCTCTCCTATAGCTCCACTTTGCCACTGCTTCGTTGTTTGCTCGCAAAAGAGATTCAACTGTATCCCAAAGATGGGAAGCACAAAACAGCTGAAGTAATTCTCAATCGCTACGGAGGGCAAGGCAAACGAGCCCTATTTGACTGCCAAAAGGACTTGGAAGATGCAGGATTTGCGGAGAATGCAAGATGGTAGATAGAGAACAGATTCACAAAATATTCAACAAGTGGTTTTTGGCAAATGACAGTGAAAGTGTTGAAGTCACTATCAATGGTGTAGTCAACGTCGCCAGCAGTGTCGAAGCACAAATACGAGGAGAGGATTTTCCAAATGGTGAGCTGCCTGTGCAATTTGGGCGCATTGATGGCGACTTTCGCCTATCCTACTGTGAGTTGACATCTCTTAAGGGAATGCCAACTGAGATTACTGGGTTGTTGAACTTAACTGGTAATAAGTTAACAAGTCTTGTTGGTTGTACTCAAAAAATTGGGGGTTATTTGCGTCTGCGTAGTAACCCACAGTTGAAAACATTGGATGGATTCCCCACTGAATTGGGAGAATTTGTAAGCCTCGACTGGACACCCAATCTACCATTGTTGCGCACGCTATTGGCTAAACAAGGCGTAGCATTGTGGGCAAATCAAATGACTACGGAAGATCAAGACAATGCAGCACAAGTAGAAAAAATTTTAAACAAATACCACGGTCAAGGCAAGCGTGCCTTGTTTGAATGCCAAAAAGAATTGGAAGATGAGGGATTTGAAGGAAATGCAAGATGGTAACTGACCCAAGAAAAATCCAAGAACTTACTGAAACATTTACAGAAGATTTTTCCTGGAATGGCGAACTGGAATTTCATAACGAACACACCGTGAGTGTGAAAGCAAAAGGTGGGATAGCTGGAAGCCTTCACATCAGGCGAGATGTTCTTGAATTTGCGTGGGAGATCAAATCTGTAGGTGGTGATGTTCGCTTAGACAGATCACTTGTGAGAACCTTTGAGGGTGCGCCCAGTTATATTGGTAGAGATCTAGAGATCTTTGATTGTCCTAATATAAAGGATCTGGGCGGCACATTTGATTATGTGAGTAGAGATTTAGTGATAAAAGGCACCTCCCTCACAAATCTTAAAGGAGGACCAAACACTGTGGACCGCGACGTTCAAATATATGACATGCCCTATTTGGAAAGTCTTGAAGGATTTCCCAGCAGTGTGGGAAGAACAGTGAAACTTACTTACATGCCAAATATGGGACTGCTGAGACTCTTGGTAGCACAAAAAGTATGGTTGTACAGTGACGATTTACCTGATGAATCTCAGGCAGTTGAAAACATCCTGAATAATTATGCTGGCAAAGGAAAACAAGCCCTGTTTGACTGCCAAAAAGATCTAGAGGATGCGGGTTTTGAAGGAAATGCCCGATGGTAAACAAACGAGAAATAAAAGAAAAGCTTGAGAGATTCCTATCAATGGATGGCGAATACCGTATTTGCGATGATGGAACAATTGTAGCTTACGGTAATGTAAATGCTGGCCGGGCCATATCTCACTTGCCTTTCAAATTTAGCTCAATAGCTGGACATTTGTATTTGGCTAACAGCAATCTCAAGAGCTTCCAGAATTCGCCCGCTGAGGTAGGCGGCAATCTTTGGGCCCACAACAATCAAATCCAAAGCTTGGCGGGCATGCCCAGTAAGGTTGGGGGTAACTTGAGTTTGGAAAGAAATCCATTGAAGAGTCTCGAGGGCTTGAGCACAGAGATTGGGGGTTGGATAGAACTCACCTATGATCCTAAACTGCCATTACTTAGAACACTGGTGGCCAAATTGGGACTAGTTTTGCGACTGCCAAGTGAGCCAACTCTTGAGATAGAAGCAGCACGTGATGCGGTGAACAACATAATGTTTCGTTACCAGGGACAGGGAAAACGAGCAATGTTCGATTGCCAAAAAGAACTGGAAGATGCAGGGTTTGGGGGAAATGCCAGATGGTAGACAAATACAACACAGCCAAAATACTCACAAGGCATTTCAAGACCACTTATTCTGAACGACCACTTGATAACGACGATTACAATGTTGATGACCATGGTTGGGTGGAATTATATTCCTCTGCTGGGGCTGTTCGGTCATTTGCCACTGGAAAACTACCTATCAAATTCAAGATAGCTCATTATGATTTCATTGTTTCGGGAATGGGATTGAAGAGCTTAGAAGGCTGTCCACTTGTTGTCCAAGGAGACTTCCATTGTGAAGATAATCAGTTAACTTCCCTACAATACGCACCCAAAGAAACTCAAAATTTTGATTGCAGCAACAATCAGTTAGTGAGCTTGAAATATTGTCCACCTGTCTTATATGAGTTAGTGTGTAATAAAAATCTGTTGACCAGTCTAGAGTCTTGTCCACCCACAAATTATATTTGGGCCACTGAAAACCCTTTTGAACATTTTCGTAATACTCCTGCACATGTAAACACTGTGGTAATCACTTGGAAACCACATTTACCCTTGTTGGGCCTTTTGACTGTGAACGAAATACAGCTTATCAATCCCGATAATGGAGAGAAGATGAAGGACGTGGAACTCATACTCAACAAATATACCGGCCAAGGAAAACGAGCCCTGTTTGATTGCCAAAAGGATCTAGAGGACGCTGGCTTTGAGGAGAATGCAAGATGGTAGATAAAGCAAGCAGTCTGCAAGAAGCTAAACAAATACTCCGTGATTATGCCCCAACACTTGCCCTTAACTCCATCTCACTAGATAGCGAAAATAGAGTTGACATCTCTGGTGACATTGACTTGCATCGACTGTTTGGGAGGAGAAGCCACAAAACACTTCCTCTGGTGTTTGGTAAAATCACTGGTAACTTTCAAGCGGTTGATCTTGGACTCACAACGCTCGAAGGTTCCCCATATTGGGTTGGAAAGGCATTCTCTGTCAAAAACAACAACTTAACCACCTTAACTGGCGGACCTGACTATGTGGGAACCTATTATCTTGTGACTAAGAATCCATTGGAAAATTTAGATGGGCTAGCATCACATATTGGGGGGCTCGGTGTAGAGTTTGATTATACACCCACTCTTCCCTTGTTGCGCACACTGGTAGCCCAGAAAATTTGGCCCAATCCAGATCAAGTGGAATTGGAAAAAATCTTAGTCAAATATGCAGGGCAAGGCAAACGAGCAATGTTTGACTGCCAAAAAGACTTGGAAGATGCTGGATTTGAAGGGAATGCCAGATGGTAGATAAAGATAAGTTACTACTGCGATTTAAGATGTATTTCATAGGTATCAACATCTCAGTTGACAACATTGACAAGGAGGGGTTGTTCAACAGTGCAGATGGTGTGAAAATGATCAACCCTGCACCAGCCTTTCAAGAACTACCTGTGCGTTTTGGAACAGTCTACAATTTCAAAGCCGTTGACAAAAACCTGTGGAGTTTGAAGGGCAGCCCACAAATTGTGCATCGTGAATTTGACGTAGACAGCAATCCACTTGGAGAAAAAGGATTGCGTGGTGGACCACAAACAGTAGGCGGCAACTATTGGTGTAACCATTGTAATCTCACTAGTCTTGCGGGGGCACCAAACTCTGTGGGCGGGGGATTTTATTGTAGTGACAACGGGTTACACAACCTCATAGGGGCGCCCGAAACTGTAGGGGATGACTTTTTCTGTGCCGACAACCCATTGAAGAGTTTGGAAGGCTTACCAAAAGTTATACCAGGAGAGTTGAGGCTCTCCTATGATCCAGAGCTGCCACTGTTGCGAACACTGATTGCAAATATGGTAACGTTTGCCAACTATTACCAAGATCCTGCCTCTACTGTGCAAGACATATTGGCCAAATATGCCGGCCAAGGCAAAAGTGCTATGTTTGATTGCCAAAAGGATCTAGAGGACGCTGGTTTTGACAAGAACGCCCGTTGGTAAATAGATATATGAAAGAAGATATCCAACTTTGGCGCAAGGTTGTTCTTGAAGCCTATGAAGGCGAGACCCAAGTGGATCGGATGATTCAGCAAGGACAAGTCAACTATGGTAGAGAGGCAGCTCAGTTCAAACTACCACCAGATTACCCTGCAATCAAAACTGTAGCTGATCTCTTAAACAGCTTGGACGACTACATCAAAGCCAGCTCAGACAGTGTGAAAGATCCCATCGCCTTGACCTTGATGAGCCGTTTGAAAAATCTCAACTTGCAGAGAATGGGCAATGATTTAGACCGTGTGGCCCGGTTGCCCAATCCAGAAAAATAATCAAAAAGTCTCTTTGATCTCGTCAGCAATACCGTAATTGACTGCCTCTTCAGGAGTGAGCCAAACGTCGCTGGCCGGCAGCAGTAATTTGCGAATTGTTTTCTCATCCAGACCAGTACAATGCCGATACAATTCGATCATTCGTTTGCCAGTGAGTTCAAACTCCTTGACTGTTGACAAGAGTTCGTGATGTTTCCCACCTTGCCCCCAAGAGTATTGATGACTCATGATGCTGGTGCTAGGGGTAATGACTCGATGCCCTTTGGCTCCACTCATAAATAGGAGAAGGCCGCAACTGGCAATTTGGCCGAGGCCAACAGTGTGAATTGGAATAGTGCTGCCTTTGATTACATCAATCAGTGCAAAGGCAGACGGCATCTCTCCACCTGGGCTGCAAATAATGATTGTGAGATGCGGGGGACGCTCTTTGTTGGGCAAGAGATTTTTTCGTAGAATGAACTCAATAACGGGTCGAACAGTTTTGTCCTCAAATGACTCCATGAAAAGATACACATTGTGATCTTCAAGACTGGGCAACACTTTTCCAGCTAGTGGCGGCATAGGCAACTCCTTTGTTTGCTCCCAAGATTATATGGAGCAAAATTGCCTATGCCAAATCAGAGTCAGCTGCCCATGCCCAGCTTGAACTCTCCAGGTGCCACTTCCTGGTAACCTTCAAGGAACAGATCCTCGATGCCATGCCCCCAAATGCCATGCGGTCCTTCGCTGCGAGCTCGGTTCAGCATGCCTGGGATCAAGCCAGGATCACCAGCAGCACCTTCTTCCTCCGCATAGATCTTCACATAGCCCTCATATACTGCCCGGTAGAAGTCATAAAGGGTCCAGCCACCATCATTGAAAAACTGGCGTGTGGAGGGCTGGCTCAAGGGGTAGTCGAAAGTGATCCAGATACGTTCAAGGTTGGTGACCTGTCGATTGCCACCTACAATGCCCTTGGGACGCACATGAGGGAACATTGCCACACGTGGGCATCGGCCCTCTCCTTCCTGCTCTTCATCGTTGTAGTGAACATCAAAATCCTGCCACTCACTCATGGTAGTTGTTCCTACTGGTCCAGGTTACGGTTGTTGCGGGGCCGGCGGGTGTAAGCACGCTTGGATTTCACTACACGCGGCTGAAACCTCGCGTCAGAGAACAGCTCCATTGCTCGGCGAGGCTTGCGAGGGGCTGTAGCCACCAGCTTGTGAGATTTGTTCACTATTGCTCTCCTCTGCTTCATCGCGTAGTTATAGCAGAGTTGAAGAACCAGTCAACCTAAATTTTTGGCATGTTCCCAAATGGTATATGTGTTGAATTTTTGTGCAGTTATGCTGGCAACACCATTGATAATGTTCAGCTTTCCCACCAAGTCAACCACAGATTTGTTTTTCAAACCCACCATACCAGGCAACACAACCTCAGCAAATTGACCAGGCCCCACGCCCAGCGTACAAAATGTCACAAACTCACCACTGCCCTTGTGATAGCATCTGTGTGCAGCTACCAGCCCACAAAGTGTAACAGTGTCACCAAACTCTTGGTAATAGCAGCCAGGCATCCAACTGCTGTGTGTCCAAAATCCCATTTTGGCCATTTGATCAATGTGGCTTTCAAAAAGTGGCACTGTCCACAGATCATTGTAGAGAGTATCACCATCAACCTTCCAAGGTCGACCCTTGCCTTCAATTTTCCAACCAACTTTTTTAGCACCCTCAATGTGCACCCAAGGACGATACATGCTGCAAGCGTTTTGAAGAACAGCTAGCCAAAATCTCTTGGGGTGATGCTGTTTCTCATAAGCTTGTGCGTAGATGAGATGAGCTAGGTTGATGCTGTGTGCCTTGCATAAACCAAATCCATCCATGTTTGACAACAGCTTCAAAATCTCAGTTTTCTGCGGATTCTCACCAATTTTCCCAATGAAATCAAACATCATTTCTTCGTTTTTCTTCACAAAGCCTCTACGATACATATCAGCTTCAAAAGGGTTGCATTTCAAAATATCGCAGATGAGTTCAATAGCATCTTCATCAAAGATCAAACCACCTTTGTGTTGCAGTTTTCCGGGCCTCCCGTTGTGTCCAATCCACTCTCGAAAAAACACACCTTTTTGACGCCCAGTAAGTGCTGCTGGCCGAATAAGTGCTGTAGCTAGTGTGAGATCGCTCACACAACTGGGCCTCAAACCCTTGAGGGTGCGTCGCATAACAGGACTTTCGCCTTGCACAACCCCAATGCTGTCGCCTCCGCTGAGCATGTCAAATGTGAGATCACAATCCAATGGATAGTCAAATGCACCCTTTTTGTCACAGTCCCACAGCACACTTAGCCCTCTGTTGCTGAGCACATCCACCTTCAAAAGTGCAAGGTCTTCCACCTCATATTTGTCAAGTAAGATTTGGTTGTCTTTTTTTAACACCAAACTTGGTGCTGGGGGTTGTTCAAAAACCACTACACCACCAGGGTGTTTTGAAATACTTTTCTTTTTGCCTATCAGCCTATTGGTGAGTTTTTTCCATTCGGCTTTTTGATGATCAGGAACCAACTCAATGGGCTTGTTGTTTTTAACACGCTTGCCTTTGATACCACATACCCTCTTGAGTGCCTCTTTCTCAGCACTCTTTTGTTGGTATTTCACATAGTTGCTGAGGCGAGCAGCACGGCCAGGCCAGTGGGCGTAGATCCGATTCAATACTTCTTTGTGAAACTTGGCGCTGAAATCTATGTCAACGTCAGGCAAATCATCACGCAAGGGGTTGATAAATCGTGCTAAGGGAATATTGTGCTCAACAGGATCCACATTAGTAATTCCCAAAAGATAGCATACCAGTGAGCTGCCAGCACTTCCTCGAGTAATGTGTGGCAAATCCTTTGTGAGATTCAAAATTTCCAAGACCCGCAAAAAATGCGGCGCAAATCTCTGTTCTGTAATGAGCTCTATTTCTTGCAGAAGTCGTTCAGTGTATCGTGGACAACTGGGAATTGGTTTTTTGATGTGCGGCACCAACAGTTGCCAAGTTTCAATTTGTGTAGCATCAACTTCAGAGAGGGATTGGGTCATCAGTGCCTATGGAAATTTCAATGTAATGAGAAGGCTGCACTTGGCAACCTGCAGGATATTTAAATTGAAATTCCACGGCTTTTGAAAAATTTAAATAGCCAATATGGTTAAATCACCAGGGGAGACTGCCCTTGTATTATTATATTGTATTAGTTGAACTTGGTGACAAGACACAGAAGTCTTTGGTATTCGCTCTTGATCGAACACATGACCTACACACCCAAATTCAAAAACTACTGGGCGTAGCTGTGCGTATCCTTTATGTGAAAATATTAGGAGACTGGTCAAAAAAGGATGGGGATGATTGCTCATCCCCATTTTAACAATATCCTCTTAGATTAGTCCTTTTTGTTGTAGCCTTGAAACACCCGGTTGCTGATCCTTTGATAAGTGCCACCTAGACGAGCGTAGATCTCTTCCGCAGCGCGCCGAACCGGATCGTTGATAACGGTCCACAGCATGCTGGCAGGCCAAAGTGCAATCCATCCAATGATCCGACTTTTGTGATCGCCAGGGTTTGGAGGAAACTGACGCACACCTGCAGTATAGAGCACACGTTCTTGCGTCTCGCCGGCATCAATTCGCCGACGCAGCTTGACCAGCCAAAAATACCATTTGACCAAACTCCACACAGCACCAGCAAAGAAGTAAGCTGCAATTCCCAGCACAATCTCACCAGGATGTGCAGTTAGGTATGAGATGGGGTTTAAGCCACCAAACACAACCAACACAGCCATAGTCACGATAGCAACAATGGTTGCCCAACCTGGTGCATCGTTGTCCAGCATCTCACTCATGAGAATGGCACTCAGCACCAGCAGCAGCCAAAAGCCCAGAGCCCCAACTGCTAGAAATTCCCAAACAAACATAAGGGAGACCTTTCAAAGGTTGTGGGGGAAGCTTGGTGCTTCCCCCAGCTTGTGTTGTTAAAAGTTGAAGCCAGTGAGGTAACCGTCAATGTAGCCTCGCCGATACCCTTTTCCGCCCTCTTCTGCACCATAGAGATTGAAGTGCCCAACCTTACCATGGTTACATCCAGCAACGTTGCCTTCATCCCACCCATTGTCGTAACCATGCTTGCGGTAACCCACAGGCATGCTCAGCACTCGGATGATCTCTGCCTGCTGGATCTCGTCTTCATACTCAAAGTCCTCGACAGAAATTCCAGTGTCAGCCACTGTTGCCGTTGGCGCTGGTGTGGTCACAGTGCTGGAGTTTCCACGGCACTTGTCGTAGCCTTCGAAATAACTCCGAGCGTAGTCCACTGCCTCACGGGTGACATTACCTTGGTATCGTCCAAGGTCAGGTGCACGGTTGTCCCAGGCATCGTCAAAGCCATCCACACGACCCTGTTCTGGGTTGCGGGTTTGACCTGCGCTGTAGCGTTGAGAAACCTGATCCACCAGCCCTTGTACCAGCTTTGCACGAGCAGCGTTCCCAAACTCCACACCCAGCACAGCCGTAGCCTGTGCAGTTGAGGTGTTGGTGCGAGCGTTCTTCACTGGCTCACCCTGGTTGGAAACCACCGGAGAAGAGAACGCTTCGCGATCCTCACCAGCAGTGTGCTCACTAATTACCTCATATGTGCAGGCCCGGCCTTTGGCAAAGTCGTAGTCGCTTGGGATGCTCACTACATCAGCGGGGTTGATCTTCACGATCATCACACGCCCTTGACCACCGTGATAGCAAGGGAGGTAGCTGAGGCTGCAGAAGTGGAGTCCGTAGCTGCAAGTGCGGTCCCGAACGTCATCCACCTGATTGCGAGGCATGCTGGGCTTATCGCCCACTCGGTTCATGGTCTTGCCATAGTCATGAAAACTGCCGTAATCGTCTCGCACCTTCTTGTAGGCCAGGAAGTCACCATCTTCAGTAATGGGCAGGCTGGTGCGCTCCAGCCAATCGTAGAGTTCAGTAACAGCAATTCGGCTGGGGTTCTGCATCAGCTTCTCCAGGAAGCGGGTCAGCGGCGCAGCATCAAAGCCATCGCTTACCATTTCCAGAATGCGCTGGGTCACAGCATTGTGCAGCGGCTGACCATTCATCAGCACTTCACCATCCACGACTTTGATGGTGCCAGCACCAAAGGTTTCAACTGCCTTTGCTGGGCTAAGAAGATCAGGAACACGGTCCCACTCCTTGGCTCGAACAGCTTCACGTAGGCTGAAGTAGTTGGTCATGCCTTCACGCACAGTATGGGTTACCCCGTTGTGCATGATAGTAAGGAAGTCACGTCCGGCGATATAAGGAAGGCTCACTGTAGGTTTCCTTTCGGGTTGTTCACAGTAGTGAATGTATTATAAGGTTGGAATAGTGTCAAGTGTTATTTTGTGGAGAGTTTTTGTCAATTGACTCCACATACTCCACAAAGGGGGTCAACGGCTCGTTGCGTAGTCCGAACGCAAAGCGCATGAGAGGATACCGGGCCTTGATCTCGTCAAACAATAGGTCCACATGGGCAGTGTCGGGCCGGATGCCCTTGATGTCCACACCAATTGAACGAGCTGCCAGTGTGAGATCCTGTATAGTAATATCCATGTTCTTGGATTTGGCCTTGCTCAGCACATCTGTGTGCTGATTCCACTCGCGTACCATACGTCCAATCACGTTCTCATGCTTGGCAAACACCTGCCAATTGGATTGGTTGTTGCCAGCTGCCTGAACAAAGCTGTTGATCAACCCAGTGGCAACCACACGGTCCTTCCACTTGCCGTTGTCAATAAACTTCTGGACCTCTTGGTGAGCCCAGCTGGTAAACTCAATCCACTTGGGCTCACCAACAATCTTCTTGACATTGGTTTTGTTGATGCCCCAGATCTCAGTTGCGCTCTTGATGATACCAAGCCCAACCATTCCACGCACTAGATCACCCATGGCCACGTCCTGCCCATCTGGGCTTACAGGGTCCAGTACGTCAATCTGCACATATAGCCCCCCCTGCGAAGTAGTAAGCTCCTTCTCATTGCCCCAGTTATCACTCTTGCGCACTCGACCCCAAATGCTTGCGCGGCCAACCCATACTGCACCCTTGAACTTCATTACCACACGTTCAGCACGTGTCAAGCTCTTGGCGCTTTGAATTGGAGGATTGCCCAGTTGGGCCAGCACTTGGGCAACAACATCATCTTCGCCGGTGATGATATGGGCTCGCGGGTGTCGACCTGCCTTTTGCTCAGCCTTTAGCCAAAGCCCAACTCGGCTGGTGGTGTCAACGCAGTCTTGCCGAAAAAACGTCACTTCATTGGAGGTTGTGATGTATCGGGCCTGTTCTCGACGCCCACTGTCTCGAACATGGTGCAACACAACCGCAAGATTTTCAGTAAGGGTCTTGGCATAAAAATCATTTGCTGAAATATCCTCTCCCTGCCACTTGGGATAGACACCAGCAGAGTTCAAAACTTGGATCAAACCCCGCGTGTGATAGTTTCGATGCCACAGCTGGTGGTAGAGGCACCGAGCTGCCCAAAGAGTTGGTGCTTCTTCAAACTGCTTGTTGACCACATCACGAATGTTCTGGAGCACTTGGTCCAGCTTGCTCTCGAGAACAGCAATGGTGGTGGGATCGTAGCTGAGTTCTTCACGGCTAGCAGCCACATCCAGCTCACCAATGTTGAATTCAATCACCAGTGGTAGATGGATCAGGCTAGTGAAGCGATTGTTGAGCTGGCTGCTTTTGATGGGATAGGCAACACTGCCCATCCGTGCCACAGCACCGCTGCGATAATAGCGATCTTCGTCTCGAAGATACCAACCATCTCCCTCTTGAGTTCGAGTGATGGATCGCTGCCTGTAGTTGTTGTTACCACACACCACTGGCTGATTGGTAAACCACATGAACACTTGCTCTGCCGTCTGGCAAAAGTTGCCCATGTCGTCACGCTTCACAGGCAGCTTCACCATCACACCATTGGGCGCAGTGGTGTTTTGCACCCCCAGCTTGGCTACACTCGGCTCGCCTGCCTCATTGATGAACATGGCATAGCTGTGCTGCTCACCATTGAAGGTGCTTACAACATCAAAGCCATTTGTGTAGGCGAAGGGAGATTTGCTGCCCAGGCCCAGCGCACCCACATAGTCGTTGCTTTCGGTCTTACTGGAACTGAAATAGGTTGTGTATAGGTCCATCACCTGCTCATGACTGAGACCCAGGCCGTAGTCGGTCACAGAGAACCAAGGCTCCATGCTGTTGGGCAGATGCACATCAAAAGGTGTGTCCTGCTTGCCAGCAGCCACATGGCTGTCCCAGGCATTGCAAGAGAGCTCGCGGATCACAGCCTTGATCTTGTCAGCATAGAGATTACTCGACAGGATGCTGAATGCACGAGCATTGGCCTTGATGCGGAAAGTGGTCTCTTCGCCTACTCCGCCTCGCTCCAGAGTCTGTGTGTTGTTGGTGATACGCACTAGAGTATCCTTGTTCTCTGTTGTGTGGTGACTATAGCAGACTTGTAGGTTATGTCAACCCAAACTAGTGGGATTTAGTCGAGCCGCTCGCGATCCAAGGTCTTCAAGAGCTTGCCCAGGGTGGAGGACACTTCGCTCATGTTTTTGGCATTGGTAACGCGGCTCAGGAAAATCTCTTCCAGGCGTGCTAGCCTATCAGCTGAATCAGGGTTGCGCTCTCGCACCTGGCTCAAACGCTCAAGAGTGCTGGCTACAACCTTCTCTCGATTGGAGAGAAAGAACAGGTGGTTGTCAAGGCTCGTTTGGATGCGCATAAGTTCTGCGCGAATACCAAACATCTGATTCCACATAGAGGCAAGAGTGTTCATCACGCTAGACCTTTCCAAAACAATGTGCCAGCAACATAACATATTTTGTGCTGGTGTCAACCACTATTTTTCAATTTTTGTGCGTGGCTGACTACCGTGTCAATGTCGTTCCATGTGCCAATGGCCACCTTGGTCAGCCAGCTTTCCAACTCCCTTACACGAGCTTGGGCTAACTCCAGTTGGCGGACCAGCACTGTTTCCTGTTCAGTTGGTGAGCGAGTGTTCCATTCCGCAATTGCATCTTCAGCAGTGTCATGAGTGTCAAGACACAATCCGCAGTCCACGCATTCCACACTGTAGCCGTAGGGATCATTGTAGGTGTAGTCAAAATACTCGTTTAGACGAGCCGATTCTCCACAGAAGGGACAGGGATAGAGACTGTAGACGCTTGGGTCAACTGTGGACCGGGCACACATTATCCCACAAACAATACAGATACAAATTTGTAGATGTTGGTGATTACCAGATAGCTCATGTAGCCACTCAAGGCTAGTGCAGCTATGAGAATGAATCTGTCCCACACAGTCATGGGCATTCGAGGTGCTTCGGTATCAATTGATTGTGCTAGTTCGCGAGCTCTCTGTTCAGGCGTCATAGGATTTTGTATTCCTGCAACAATGCCTCAAGCTCTTCAGCTGTGAGCTTGCTGGCAGCTTGCTCTGCCAACTTTTGACGCTTTGTTGCCTCAGCTTGTTCAGCTGCTATAAAATTGAGTCGGGCTTCCACAGCCGCAACCTCTTCCGGCGTGCTGTTGGCCAGGGCACTTGTGCTCGCATACAACGCCAGCCAATCACCACCATCATCATCAAAAACAAACACCACACTGATTCCAGTGTGGTTGAACTTGACGCTGACACCTACTTCTATCGCATGCGCTCGAGCCTGCAGATACAGAATCTTGAGTGGCAGCTCAACAATGTGTTCAAGTTTTTCTCGACGTGCCATGTCCTGTTTGGCGGCAGCCTCAGCTCTCAGCACCATTCTTCCATTCCTTCCAAACTAAGTGTGTTGAGTGCATTTACTAAACAGCTTCAATTTCCCACTCTTCGGGAACAACTCGCAGCATTCGGTATTCGCCCATGACGCCGTGGTTGAGATCATCCACATGTGTCACACCCACATGAGTATAGTAATAGCCTCCAATCTGCTTGACGGTGGGCCGGCGCACATAAGCCTTGCCGTCCTTGCTGAGATTGCTTTTGATGTAGCGACCGTTTGCCCGCCAAATGCTGTCTCCCTCCAGCTTGATCTTGATCTCTCGGCTGGGACAGAAATACATGCCCGTGGGCTTGTGGCGAATTCGATACACTGTGGTCATGCTGCGTTGTTCCCAAGGTCTTCTCGATAGCGGCCAATTTTGAAGTGGCGCATGAGGGCTTCTGAGCCACCATAGTCTTCCACCTGCTCATGCCGCGGGCAGCTATAGTAATCTAGCTCTAGGGCACACTTGTTGCGCACAATGCCAGCACTGCATTCAGAACACTCAGGCATCTCTGTCAATGACGTGAGTCGATGAGCTCGGATCTTTTTGAGAACAGAATTGAACCGTCCGCGAGCCTCATCATAGGCCTCTTCCTCACGCTCATACTCTAGCAGGAGTTCAGCCGAGATAGTGGGATCCTTCCTGGGATCATAGTCGTCACTAAACTCGCTCACAGCGTCACCCTCTCCTTTAGCGTAATGCATCGGCAAGCGTAGTATCCCAAAGACCAAGCCAGTCCATCCACCGTCCCCATGCACTTAGGGGCATCACTTTCAGTCACGTCATCTGGCACTCTCGTCAACACTACCTTATCCCCATCCGCCACAGCGAGGGCATCGGCGAGAGCAGCGCGGGCTTGGGTACGACAACGTTGAAGCGCCCGATACCCGAGCGTGCCGGGCTTATCACTGTAGCCCGCTACCAAATCATCCCATAGGGTGGCTTCCTCGCGCAGATGGGCGTGATAGATCGCCCGCGCCGCCGCCTCCACCATGCGTTCACCAAGCGTGCTCATGGTTCCATTCCCATAGCCAACAGTTCTCTCAGCCATTGTTGAGCCTCGAGTTTGGCAAAGTCAAGAGTGGCAGTGCGAGAGATTTCTCGATGGTTCCACATCACTTGATAGCGATGACCTGTGCTCCAGTTGGGCATGAGTTGGATTGTGATGCCGGTGGTAGGTAGCTCAATCACACCTGGTGAGACCACTGTCCATTCAGTGGACGGATCAAACGGAGTCATCACTTAGCCTCATTGCACACATTGCAGATGCGCACCGCGGCTTCAGAAGCCCCAGAGACAGAGTCAAACCGCTCACTCACCATTGTGCCAAGGGTGAGAGAAATTTGTGGCTCTGCATGTGAGCCATAGTCCACAATCTCCATACTCACCACCAGATCACTCCGCACAAACACAGTGGGCGTGTGCCGGGCAACGGGAACCAGCTTGCTCATGTTACTCTCCTATCTCGTTCTTGATTGATGCGATTTCGCGTTCGATCCGACTCTTCTCTTCCTCTAGAGCTCGAATACGCTCACGCTTTTCATTCAGTTCTCGCACACTGAGGGCCGTGATCTTCATCACCCGCTTGGGCACATGGCGTTCGATTGATCCACCGGCTCCCCAAGTGTAGAAATCTGGCAGGTGTACCGCATACCCAATGATATCACGCAAGCGACCTTCAAACACACCCAGCTCAGGTTCATGATGATGCCCGCCCATGTCAGGGTTGGGATCTTCACCACGCACTCGCCATGTGCCTTCATCATCCAGGCTGTGCTTTTCCAGCAGCCGGTTGCCCTGCCAGGTGCTGAGATACCGAGATACAGAGTCAGTCATCACACAGTTTCCTTGCTTCCGGACTCAGTATAGCAGGGATAGCTCGGCTGTCAATGAGTTTTGTCAGCGCATGGTATTTTTCCACAAAGCTTTGTGTCATAGGATGTGGTCCCATGTTCATGCGTTTCATGCAGTTCAGCGCCTGCCCTGCAATGTAGCGAGCCATGACACGTGGATTTTCAAACTGACATTTGTCCCAGCCCACACAGTCATTTTCCACATACCCGTGCAGCTCGAGCACACTGCTGACTCGCTGAAAGTCTTTGCCCTCTACTCCCACATGGTCAGCGGCGTCGCTGAAATCGTAGAGCCAATCCATCAGCTTGCTCTCGTCGCTTGCCACGTCCCACAGCACAGCCATGAGCTTGTCATGCCGGCTTTGATGACTTGCTCTGATATCTTCCAGTTCCTGCATCACTTGCCGCCCAGCATCACTATCTCGCCAACGTTGGGCAGCCAACACACGCTCCTGATCATACCGTTCGGCAATCTCATCCACAGTCATGGTGTGGTCGATGACCAGCTCAACGTCGTTGAAATGCAGTCGCACCGCACAGGCTTGTGTCTTGCTCATGTCAATGCAGCGAGCAGCACTCTTGAGAATGTGCTCACCAGGACTGCCATGATAATCAAGGGCCTTGCTCATGTCAATGCAGCGAGTAGCACTCTTGAGTGAGTGCTCACTGGGGCTGCCCTGATAATCTTGAACGGTGTTCACTGTGTGACTCCTTATCGCTGCTGAATGCCAACTTCCACACGATCACTGATGAGCCAACAGGCCATGCTGTTTTTATCGCCGCTCATGATACATGCGCCAAACAGGGCAAAGTTGCCCACAAAAATAATGGCAAACAGCACCAGGAGAAAGTTTCTCATTGCACGCATGGCCTGCCCTTTGATCTAGGAAGCTATTTGCTGTCAGTTCTTGCGCAGATACACGTAGGCGGTGTAGCTGCCCATCTTGTTGGGCTTGAGGTCCATGCGCAGGCGAACACCTTCGGCATCAGCTTCCATCTGAAGCTGCTCACGAAGCTCATTGCCAGTGGGCGACAGCACCTCAACATTGGTGCGACCGTTTTGGGCCAGTTCAGTCCACATGTGATCGGTATTGAACATCTTGATATTCCTTTGTGTTATGTGCCTACACTAGCACTGTTTAAGTATGTTGTCAAGAGATTTACGCAGTCTGGACGGCAGGTTTTGAACACCCGTCAACAGGCAATCAAACACCCAGCGCCTCACGTTCCTCATCAGTGAGGCGAGCCAGCACTTCTTTCTTAAGATTTGCCAACCGCTTGCCACGGTCACGAGCTTCTTCAACCAGCTTGAGCTGGTTCTCGATGCTGTCCATCATCCACTCGCTGAGTTCAGCCACTGTGTCGCAAAACGTGTCCAAGCTGTTGGGCAGGTTGACTTGGCTGAAGTCGAACTGGTAGATGAGCACATCTTCGTAGCGGTAAAACACCTGCGCCTCAACTCCTAGCCCTTGGGCACGAGCCATGGCATGCAGGAGACGAGTTGATTTCTCCGCCTCAAACTTCTGCTCACTCTCACGCTGGGCAATCTCCAGTTCTTCCTTTTCCCGACGACGCTTCTGGGCAGGAGTCTCTTTGGCAATGCTCATCTCAGTGCTCCGAACTTCTCTGTTCATATGGGCATTATAGCAGGGTGGCAGTGCCTGTCAACCGATTTGGGAATCCAAAAATACCATTAGGTGAGCCTTGGCTTCTTCCACCGCCTGGGCCATCTCAGCCATCTCCTGAAAGGACATCTGCGCCGCCCCGTTCAGGCTGAGGTGGACGTTGATGCCCTTGGTGCCCTCAGGAGTGTAATACTTGTATTTGTAACCATCGCCTAGGCTTACGATGAGGAGGATCTGAGCTTCTCCGGCAGTTTTGCGGATCTCCACCTGCGGGTGCCCTGACTTGTGGCCAACCAGCTTGGCACGCCACTGGGCAGCATCATCTTCGCTCATGTTGGGCACGTAACCGCCTGGCGGGCCGCCATCGAACCCGTAATTGCGAGCTCGCTCTCCTGTGGTCATCACCTTCTTGGGACTGGTCCAATCCAGGATTGTCATCTTATTCTCCGTAACATGTTTAAGATAGCCAGGTTGCAGTGCCGCAGACCAATCACCAACCTTGAAAGCCAACTTCGTGCTCGTCGACCTCTTGGTCCCACTCCAGCATTTCCTGGATGGCCTCTTCTTCCGTTACCTCCCAAGGGTCCCACCTCATAGTGTTGTCCTCAGCCATCACACTGTAGTTCCAACGGTGAATGTAAAGCTGATTGGTACCAGTGTGCTGCACAATCGCCATGTGCCCATATTCTTCGTAGCCGTTCCAGCTTCGAAAATAAAGCTCGAGAAAGTGGTCCGGCACGTTCTCATACAGAGTATCAAGCTCTCGGGGAGAGTGCATCACACCCCCTCCAACAGCTCTGATATCTCACTCTCTGCACTTGAGCTCAGTCCCAAAAGATAGCAATAGTAACCAATGTCTGAGTCAGCGCCGCGTGCACGCATGTCAAGCTTGACTGCTTGAGCATGACTCACACCGTGTTCAAGTGTGAGCTGGAGAATGTGCGTGCACCAATGATCGTAAGCTTCGCCCTCGGCAAGCTTCCGGGCCTGTTCACCATCCCCCACAAGCTGGCTGAGATGATCCCATTCGGCTTGCTTCTCGCCAGGAGTCATGTCCTTCCAGTCCTGCAGATACACGCCGCGAGGACGATATCCATAAGCATCTTTGTGGAGATCACTTATCAGCTCGTCCGCATAAGAGTAGCTCATATCATCAGCCTTATTGCTGTCTACCCCTGCACTATAGCACTTTTGCAGAAGGTGTCAACCACTTTTGGTTGGCTTGAATGCAATACTCTTGCCGGCCGCCAGCTGCCTGGTTCTTGTAGCCCTGTGCCGCCAATTTTGGGCCCTTCCCCATCAAAATTCTCCAGGGTGGCATGGTGATCATCCCCAACGCTGTTTTTACATACTAAGGCCAATGGCAATGCCGATGAAAACGCCACCGAGCCAAAGGCCAAAGCATCCGAGCCAAAGGTAGAAGTACATATCTTGCTCCTGTCTTGCACAGGCACAATAGCATGCTGTCTGTGCATCGTCAACCAAAGCCGCCCCGGGGACCGATTAGCTTCCGTAGGGCGCGATCTGGTCCAGATGGGTGGAAGACACTTGCTTGGTGGACTTGGGATTAGCCATTTCAAGTTTAACTTGCTGTCTCTGTGGGCACTATAGCAGGGATGGGCAGTGTGTTAACAAGTGTTAGCTGGCTTGAAAGGAATATCCTCGCCTGTATGAGTGTCACGGATGCCCCAGCCTACCCCAGGATTTCTCTCCAGAAGCTGCCCGCGCCAAGCCTCTGCCTCCTCCAGTGTGGAGGCTTCTGCCACCTCGCCGCCACTGCTGGGCCCTCTATAGGCATGCCCGTTATACCCTCGAGTGCCCTTGAACAGGTGATAGCGTGCCACGGCCTACTCCCTGCCGCAGGTGATCAGCCAACGCCTATTGTTCAAAAGGCTCACACTGTAGTTGCTGGTGAGCGGTCCATGCAGCGCCGCAGCCTTGCACAAGGCGTCTGCAAGAGTCACAGCCGGGATGCAAAAAACTCGCATGATTGGTCTTCCTTGCTGTCTATGTGCGCATTATAGCATGGTTGTAGGGGATGTCAACCAAAAATCACACCGGGCAGGTGTTGGTCAGCACCTTCTCAGCCCAGTCCGTCAGCCCCGGCGCATCCTCGCTGTCAAAGCGAGCCAAGCGGTTGCCCTCCTGGTCCTTGATCACAATCTTGTAGTCCTCGCGGCGCCACGTGCCCTGCGCAATGCAACGCTCACCGTCCCGGGCCTGCCACTTGCCCTCGTTGTGGAGTTCCACACCCACCAGTTCCATCACACGCCCGCTCACATGCACAATGCGAGTGTCGCCCCTGTCCATCGCATCCATGTCCCAACGCATGTTCATGGTCTCAGTTTCGGGCTCAGCGTCGCCCTTGCCAGCAAGCTGGTCCACCACCCAATGCCAGCACTCGTCGCTTGTGCCAGCCTTGAGAATGCCTCCGTCCTCGTCCTGCCACACCTCGCACGTATCGTCGCCCTGCCCGCCCAGCGTGTAGCCGCCCACTTCAGCGTCGAAGCCGCCGCCGTAGCCGTCGTTGCTGTAGGTCATGTCGTAGGCCTGATCCTCAACAATGAGGCCCGTGGTGCCCTCGTCAGTGTCCAGGAACGCAAACCGCGTGCCACGAGCAGTCATTTCCCAGTTTATCTCAAACTTGACCATGTTGCAGTGTCCTCTTGCTGTGTCGCTGTCTATGTGGGCATTATAGCACGTTTGCAGGCGCTGTCAACCACTATTTTTGGCTGAAATTTGATAATAATTCTTGATGTTCTTGCCCCAAATAGCTTGGTTGATCTTAAGAGCAACATATGCACACATGTCAACTTGCTCCTTGGGCAAGCGAATGCGCAGAGAGAGGTCACCAATACGGTTTACAGCATAGCCCCACCGGATTTTTGTAGTGCCCTCATCTACACGCTGTCCATGCACAATTACCTGCACACTTCGGCCGCTGGTGCTGGGCCAAAGAGCTACTGGAATGTGACTACCAGCAGGGTAAGCCTTCTGGACAACTGCACGTTCCTTGCGAGTCCATACCATATCAATCTTGCCGCACATTTTGTATGCTCCGTTTTTGCTTATGCGCGCATTATAGCACAACGCGGGACACTGTCAACCAGTTTTTTTAGGCTGCTCGCAGCGCAGTTTCCATGGTGTCAACGTAAGGGCTGGCAAACGTTACCAGCCTATCTCCCTTGTCATCGGATTTGATCACAAGGATGTTGCTGAGCCTCTTGCCCAGCATATGATCTGCCAGTTCAGCAGGATGGCCAAAGTAGTCTACACGGTTGTTGCTTTTGTTGATGAATCGATACACAGCGGAATTGCTCATGTTTGGCTTTCCTACGTTGCTGAGCGGATTATAGCAGGCATTGGTAACTTGTCAACCCACAATCTTCTCAAAAAACACCACAATGTTGCTGGGAGTCACAGGGTCTCGTTCCACACGCTGCATTACCAAGTTGGCATTGCGCAACCACTGAACATGGGCATGATAGTTCCAGTTGTGGATGCCATCTTTGGAGATGCTCATTGTGTTGATCCATACAGTCTTGTGGTCAAACCAAAGTCTTCAGTTGATTTTCCAGCTCACGTTGTAGCTTGTTCCAGTGCGCCACCTTGCCGTTGCTGTAGGCGTAGTCGTCCGACATCTCATCCTGGTAGCGGCTGTCCTTCACACGCTGGATAGCAGCATCAATGAGCTCACAAGTGACACTAGGCAAGCCTTCGATCTGTTCCCGTGCCCACTTCAGCGCCACTGTCCTGTCCTCAAACAAGGTATAGCTGTGCAACCCCAGCTCGGGATGAACTGGGTTAAGGATGCTGACACAGAACTTTTGGGTGCCCCACAGGCTGTTCCACATCAGTTCTCCATAGGTCTTGTTGCTATCAAGATCAGTCAGCTGCCACTTTTTGCCCCAGGCAACACCAGTGCGTTGATTGGCATATTCACAAACAGTCTTGGCAACCAAGTTCATCTTGCCCTCATGTGCATCGTGTTCTGTTGCCGGCAGCATAGCAAGGTTGCCTTGGATGTCAAGAGCAAGACAACCCTGCATCAACTGTTTTTAAGCTGCCTGCTTTGCCTCATCCACAAGGTATCCATACTCGGACACAATGTCGTCATACATGTGGTTTTCAATCTCGCAACTGTCATCATCCGCATGCATAAAGCGGTCCTGGCACATGTTTTCAAACATGCGGCTGAGGCACTCGTAGTCATTGTCGGGCACGCTCACATCATAACCCAGGATATCGGAGATTTCCAGGTCATTGTTGATGATAGCAATAGCAGTAGCGTCGGTGAGGATCATTGTCCGCTCCATGTGTTTGTTGTTCACATCCGCAACATACACATTGGCATCTACCCTGTCAACAGGAAAATCTAAAAATTTTTGGTTGACGCCTATTTTGGTTTTCACTATATTGGGCTCACTAAATATGTGATAAACAGGAGATGGCAAATGGACCGCAGCAAGTTTGAACAAATCAAGGCGCGTGTGAAGCAGGCTCAGCTGCGGGAAAGTTTTGAGCGTGCAGGTGCATTTCCGGCGATTTTGGCTGAGAAGGATGCAGAGCTTGAGGCAGTTCAAAAGGTAATTGCAGAGAGTGACAAGAGTGCATAAGGCGTTCACACAGGCATGAGAATAAGCGACCTACTGGAACAAGAAGGCCAACCTAGAGAAGTTTACGCCAGCAGTCGTTGGAACAAAGATTGGCAAACTGCTATTCAAACTCCTGATTTTGAAAAAAACTTTGACGAGTGGCTAGCTCACTGGCAAAAGGGCGGCTTGAGCCACGTGCCTTATGATGCCAAAGACACGCCTCTCACAGGCCCAGGCGATATACAGCGGCTCAAAATCCCCAATTCACAACAATCGCAGCCTCGAGTGAGACGTTGGCATGCTATCCGAGGCAAGGTGATTGTGCTCTATCAACTATACTCTGATGCAGTGTTTCTTATTGCTGTGGGACCCCATGACATTGAAGAGAAGAACAACCTTGATATCATCGCCGTTTGGTTAAAAAAGTTAACTAGGAATGAGTGGAAGCTGTGGGAAAAACCCCATCAAGAGCCAAAACCTGAAGTTGTTAAGAAGCCAAAACCCTTACCGCTAAGTCAAGAAGAAAAAGAAGCCATTGGTGAATTGTTTCCACTGTTGGCTGAGGACCGCGAAGGGCAAATAGTGCTACTCCAACTAAGCAGGCTTGACGTGTTGCCTTGGCTCATGTGGGCTAGAGCAGCACTTGGCGCAGACCCTCTTGATACAAGCAGAGACGGATTCATACTCACTGCTTTTGATGGCAAAAAAGCTCTAGCTAAGCTGGCCAGCAGTTATATGCCAACTGCCTAATCTGGCAGTGTTTTTTGAAAATCTTTTGCCGCTTGGATATCTTTTTGTGTAAGCGTGTAGATGCCCATATGTTGCACGCTCCGGCTGGCTAGATACACTGCTGTATGGATACTCCTGGGCAAGTCAGTTGTTTCCATATAAAACCAAACCAAGCTGGCTAGGAACACATCGCCAGCCCCTGTAACATCAAACACATCAACCCTTGGCGCAGTGAACAACTGATTGTTCCATTTGGCACCACGTTTTCCCAGTGTTGTAATCAATTGGTGATTTTTTGGCAACTGATGCAACGCCTTTTCTTCAAACTCATTGACTTTGATGAAGCTTTTCTCAAATGCACTGAGATCAGTTCGCTTGCTGTCAACAAAAATGGGTCCTTCAAAGGTTTCACAAACTCCTTTGATATAGGTTGAGTCAATCAAGCCCTTGTTGTAGTCAGAGATTACCAAGGCATCATATCCTGGACTGATGTCCACTGTGGCAGGACTGATGTGCGACTCAATGTCTTGACGCATGAGCATTTGGTTACTCCGCGTGTCCACAAACCGCCGTTTGATAAGTTGGCTGGGATGATTGGTTACGAAATCAACACTGGCACCCAGAGCAATTAGATTGCTACGCACATTGGATGCCATACCTGAACGTTTTTCAACATCCTGATAGTCTAGGATGGGAACAGGAGCTTCAGCTGCAATTCGATTTACAACGCCATAGTGATATTCGTCACAACAGCTTTCTCCCAAGAGGAGAACCTTCAAGGATTTGCGTTGTACTGTAGTGGGGGATTCGGTCAAAGAATAATGTCTCCTTGGCATGTTCTGCGCCAATTACTTTTCTGTTTTGGTAATCGCTGCCTACTACCATTATGTCAGGCTGTAACAGTGCCGTCAACTCAACAAGCTCTTGCTCTGTGTTGAACACACGGGTTTCATCAACATAGCGAATGCTTTCCAGCAGGAGACAACGATCTTCTGCCCTGTTGATGGGCCTACAAGCTCCTTTTAAAAACTGGACTCTAGCATCGCTGTCGATAGCAACTACCAAGCGATCTCCCAGTGAGCGAGCATATTTTAACAACAGAATGTGTCCGCAATGCAACACATCAAAACAGCCGTTAACAAACACCAATTTCATACGGTGGTAATAGACCCATTTATTGCAGTGGAAATACCACTACTGCTTATGGTTGATGTGCCAAGGTAAGGTGTAATACTGATGCTGTTGCTGGATAGACTGCCTGACAACATTGTTGGTGATGTGATATTGTAAGTTGACCCACTGCTGGAAAACATGTCATGCCCGTAAGTGAGGTCAAGATGCAGTTTGCCAACATACTCAACTATTTCAGCAGGCGTGTTTTTCAATTGTGCCTCCACAGGACTTTCACCAGTTTCAACGCAATAGTCAATGAGACTTTTGGTTAGTCTAAGATCTCGTTTGATATCGTTTTCCTGACCACGCAACTTCTGAACTTTTTCTTGCAAGAGTTGTATTTGCCTTTGGATTTTAGTCGCAGTTTTTTTGTGTTGTCGATAGCTCCGCGTGAGTTGATTAAATGTGCTCATGACTTATCCTGTGAAATTTTTTGTGTTGATTCCTATTTGTGTTAGGACATCAATATAATTTTTAGTTTGCTCAGTGAGAAATTGCCGTGACCCACTGGGTTGCATTTTGTTTTTGAGCTCTTCATCACTGTTGCTCAAGCGAGCTTGTGTGGGATCACTTCTGGTTTCAATACACCAATCCAAGAGCTTTTTCGCTTCTTTGATCTCTTTTTGTAATTGCGATTTCAGTCTACCAATCCTAGTGAGCTCACTATGCAGTTGATTTTCTTGTTCAATTGTGTCATTCAACTGTGAGGTAAGATCCAACATATTTTGAATATGTGCGGTAAGACTTTCTGCTAGTTCACTATTGTTCATGGTCTGATTCATTTATTTTTATTATGCTGGTTGACAGTCAAATGTGTCAATAAGCTCTGATTTTGATCAAAAGAATTCACCTTCTGATAACAAAATATCAGAAGCTTACTTCTCTCACCAACTCAAGACTTTTTCTTGATCACCAACCTTGAAAGGCAACTTTCTGAGGCACACCAATTGCATTCCAATCCAATAGATCGTGGATTGCCTCTCTTTCACTTATTGCAGCTGGATTCCATGTCATGGGATTGAGATTGGATTCCACCATATCATTGTAATTCCACGTTTGTCGGTAGTACTGCTTGGTTTTAAGGTCTCGCACAATAATGAGATGACTGTATTCGTCATAGTCAGACCAATCACCAAACCAAACGTCTTCAAAGTGATCAGGCACATCAGGATACAAATTATCCAGCTCACGAGGCATACGCATGATTTCAGAGACCTTGTCCTAGGTATAGATAACTTACAGCAACTTTGTGAACTACATCAACTGATCTTTCAGCGTGATAGCGGAACGTCACTGCCTACCTCTAGGTCATGAATCCCCCAGCCCACTCCAGGATTACGAACCATCAAGCGAGCACGAATATCTAGTGCCTCTTCCAGTGTGTCAGCCTGGGCTGGTTGACCATCATTGCTGGGGCCACAATAGGCATGCCCTGCATAACCTCGAGTGCCTTTGAAAAGATGATAGCGTGTCATTGTGTGAGCTCCTTCAAAATCTTATAGTGTGCCGTAGAAATTGATGTCACCAATGGGTGTATGAGGTGTACCAACACCTCCCCACATAAGTGAAAACTCTGCAAAGTCACTTCGTGTGTAGAGTTGCCACTCGCCCAACTGGTCCCAGGTGTGATAGCGACACGCATACTTGTCACCAAATCGATCATTACACCACACGCAAATGCGGTCATAGTAGCTATCACTTACACGCAGTTGAGTACAGTAGCCATTTCGCCTAAACTCTTTGTGATAATACAAAATCATCAACTCCAGTGCAAAAACACATGCAGCTCAAACGGCTGGTTGAGTAGGTGCATGAACTGAGGAAACTTGCGAGAGAATTCTTCTCGATAGTTTCGTTCAATTTCTGCAAACCTGCTGTTGTCAACGGTTTTCCAAATGTCCCCCTTTTCGAAGCCCCAGCGAAAATCTCCACTGTCGAACAAGATTTTTCCCAGCACAATATACTCGCCACTCATGCCATCAAAAATCAAATCAGGAACATCGTCATCATCATACACTAGCTCATGTGCATCACAGAACTCCTCGTCCCAGGGAATTTTCACACCCAAGATGGCGTAAACATGTGTTGAAATGCCCATAGTGATCTCCTTCACACCAAAGATATACGCATTAGCCCCTGTGTCAAGTGCAAGGTTTGACTTTTGCTGCAATGCTCAGTAACATATGTTTATCAGCAAATTCCGCAAGTTGGTAGACACACAAAACAGCAGCCCGTAAGCTGATAGGGCAAAGAGCAGTGATGTCACTGACTTGCTTGAAAATGAAGGAATATTCATATGAAAAAGCTAATTCTCGCCGCTGTAATGGCACTGGGTCTTGTTGGTGTTGCAGAAGCACAAACCAATGATCGCGGTATGTATGTGGGTGCCAACGTTGGCACTGTGCTACAAGACTCCAGCAAGGTCTCTGCTGGTGCTGTTGTTGGTTACCAATACAATCGCTTTGTGCGGACTGAAGGCACTTTTGACCAGATCTGGTACAAGAACGGTAACGGCCAAGCCCTGATGGCTAATGCTGTTCTCAGCATTCCAACTGGCACGATTGTGACCCCATATGCACTGCTTGGTGCAGGTGTGGGCATGAACCGACTGAATACCACCAATGGTAACACCAGTGTTGCGCTCTACAATGTGGGTGCTGGCGCTCGTGTTGCTGTTTCCCAGAACATTGATCTTGACCTGCGTTATCGTCACTTCGCTGCTTTTGAAAGCGTGAATGGACGCAAGGGTGCAAACATGGTCACTGTTGGTGCAGCCTACAAGTTCTGATACAACAGAACTTCGTAAATGAAAAAGCCCCGGAATTTCCGGGGCTTTTTTTGTGGCTATTTGCAAGTTTCAGTTACAAACAAGTTGTACCAACAGATGTCGATGTTCTTGCGTACTTTTTCTGCTGCAATCCTTTCTGCCTCTTCACGTGTTGAGAATGGCCCATAGCACTCTCCGGTATTGGGTTCCAACTCTGTGAATTTGTGATCAGTGAATACCCCACCAACAGCCCAAAATTGTTTCATAGACAGTTCCTTTCATGGTCTGTAGAGCATTATATGCCCAAACAAATGTTTTAACTACTGGAAACTTTCCTGGCAATGTCAGTAAGATTGATTTTCCTACCGGCGTCCAGCCAGTCCAACATAAGTTCACCTTCTGAGGTCAGCCGTAGATGATATGTTGTGGGTTTATCGCCTGGGTCTTTCAAGGTCAAAAGCTCCAAACGTGCTGCCAATCCATCAAGGCTTTGTGGGCTGTTGGCTGCTGGGAGGCCTTGTGCAGACCGGCCCAAACCTTTTACAAAATATCCTGTGCGGGGACTTCCTGGGTTGGCGTCAACATATTTCAACATGTTGTGAAAATTGCTATTGGGCTTGACAAATTTATCCTTGCTAGCACCAACGCCTTTTTCATTAGCTAATAACGAGGCCAGATGAGCCAATTCTGGTTCAGTGGCTTGTGCATAGTGCCCTCTAGCCATCCCCAAAATATTTCCCTTGCGGATTGCCACCAGTATAGTGTTGTTGAGTTCTGTACCTGTGCTTTTGGGCAAAAGCGCCAAAAAGGCACTGTCTGCTGTTTTCCAAGTTTTTTCAAATTGGATTGTGCTCAATGCTGGTATTACATAGCTGGGTAATTTCCAGAGTTTGGTTCCATCACTCAATGTGCCATCAGGATCTGTGAAGGCAACTTGGTATAAGTCTTCAACCTTACCGTTACGCACTATCCAAGTGCTGCCATGCGCTCCACTGCTGTCAGTGAGGCCCACTGCGTCTACCAGGTTCTGCAATGAAGATCTTCCCACATTACCTGAGATGCTAATAACTTTTGTGCCTTTTGTGAACACCCGGTAGGTGTTGAAAAATTGGGTGTGCAAATCATCTGCTGAGTTGAACGCCTTGTTTGGTAAAATTGCGTAACACTTGTCTGCAACAGAGCGTTGATTTTGATACTCGTAGCCAAATATTTCTTGAGCCAACGGCACCTCATACCAAAAATTGGCGCCATCAGCGGGTGCGATTTTTGGAAATGAAAATGCATCGAAAAATGGCAGAACTTCTGGATTCCTCCAAACATATCCACTTCGTGTAGAGAATTGTTGCTTACCAGTAAAATTCACTAAGTTGGTCAGCATTGCTGCAACAAACTCTTTGCTGAAATACTTGTCATTTATGATGGGTTCCCAAATACCAAAATCACCAATTGCCATCAAAGGAGTTTCGAACTTAGTTGGATTTAATGCCCAAATATTGTGACTGCCTCTATAATATTGAGGTATTTGAGCCAAAAGAATACTAGGTAAACGGTATGGGTCCAATTTTTCCCAACCACCAGATGCGCTTTGGCTTGCTATTTCTGTGATTCGCATAGTGTCATATCCTTGCTATGCGGTATTTAACAGGTTATGTATAAGATATTATATCTCCAGCAAAACTGAGAAATGTCAACTGGAAATTTCTCATGCACTCCATTGGTTACATCACGCTGGCATCTCTAATACTGCTGGGACCAAATCGGGTGCCGCTACGATATGTGACAGCTGATGCAGTAGGAGCACCCACTATGGTGATGGACTGCTGATGTTGACGTGGCACTCACATGAGTGTGCGGGAGTTTTGAACAAGCATTCTCAGGATAGGATAGTCCTTGTTATCCAGAAAGACATTTATGCAAATATTTTTTCAAACACTGGAACTAGTGCTTGAGTTCGATCCCACTGATGAATAATAGGCACAGGTTGATTGTTTTTGTTCAAGAGAACACCAGAGGGGGAAAATTTTAACTCTTTGGCAAAATGCAATGTGTCTACAGCCCCCTCTCCGTTATCAAAAACTCTGTAATTGAAAAAAGCCCCGCTGTAGACCAAATAATTTAGCATGGGCTGATCCAAAGGACTGCGTCCAGTAGCTTGCAGCTTTTCACTTTCCATAATCATGTTTCGCACCACCACTTGTGCACCAGCCATAGTGGTTCGGATGGTTCCAGAACAAATGATGTTTTTGTTCTCCCAAGCATAGGTCTCAGCTACGCCATAACGTTCCTGCAACCACCCTCTGTTGACAAAGCTATTTTTGATTGTTTCTGGTTCAGTAAAGAATTCAAAATCAGTAGTCATAGGCAGGCTAAAAGGATGGGCTTGAAAGATAACGTCGCGTATGTCTGTTAGTAACACTCTAGTAGTATTGGTGAAAAACGGATGGCTCAAAATATTTTCATAATGAAAAAACCTAGCCCACTGCATGTGAATAGGATTGCTTTGATCTCCGTCAACAATAAAAAAATCAATACCAGATTCTTGACAAAGCTCTACAAGAGTGGGATCCAGATCCACAGATACTAAAAAAGCTATTTTGCCGGTGTAATAGCGGCGCAATGTTGTTACAAAGGGCTTGACTTGTTCTGCTGAATATCCATAGGCTGCGCCTAAAACTAATTCTGTCATTATCACTAGATCCTAATCTTTTGAAGATATTTTTACGCATAACTTCAAAATACAATACAAATGATAATAATTGTTTAGGTTTGATGCGTCAACTTCTTTAAAGGTTTGCGCACAAAAACAACAGCACGCCTGTCCAAAATCCGGCACACAATTCACCAAAAACTTCATGCTCTGGGGCGGTGAATCCTGGAATGATAGGAAACTCACTGTCCGGTATGTGGCTCATTAAGTAATAACTGCCGGCAAAAACTAATCCTGAGATGGGAATCAGAGCTAGTAACAAGAGTGTTCCACTTGAGGCAACTGCTATCAAAACGACCCAACTGTAGATGAGAACTCCTGAAAACCACATGCCTGCAAAGTCCCAAGCCACACTGTAGGGCTGTAACCCCAACAGTTTTGGAAAAAAGTTGATCCAAGTTTTGGCAGGGATAACGGCATGATCTCCCATGCCCATGAATGGCCCATATCCACCTAGCACCAAGCCAAACCAAAGTCCAAATGTAACTCCAGGGACTATGTACCAATTTGCAAACCACCAAGCCAAAGGCAAGCTGATCAAAAATGCACTTACAAAACGAGTAACGGTTGTGCCCATGTGAATGTGTAATAGAGTAGACCATGCACCTCCTCTAAGCCGCCACATGACGCTGCAAAACAACACATAGGGGATACCAAAAGAAAGCATCAGCCGAACTCCTGCCAAACAAGGCTGCAAACAGCCGTGTCATTGTTGTTGGTGGCAATAGCAGCTACTGTGAGTGTTTCAGCAGTTCCGTTCAACAAGCGTCCCAACTGAACATCTTGGCTTTGGCCTACCGGAGTGGCAGACACAGGACCACCAATGGCGTTGCCAACAAAGATACCTTGATCAATAAGTGTTCCTCCTGTTATGGCAGTTGCATTGAGATTGTATTCAACTGAACTGTCTGATCCTGCATCAACCCAAGTTAAGGTGCTGTTGTTGGACAAAGTGCCGCCCACAAACACGCCCCATTTGTAGGGATTGCTTTGGCGTCCAAACACGTCCAATCTAGCCGGGAAAACAATGCCATCCAATCGAGCTGACTTCAATCTAATGCTCACCAATGGTGTCCAATTGGTTTGACTCACTTGTGGACCTTCCAGCGTCGTGCTTGCACTCCTGCTTCTGCTGGTGGCTGCATAACCACCTTCAGAGATTACTGTGGAACATATCTGTTTCATAGAGCTGGCACCGCCTGTAATGCCAGTGTTGGTAATCTCATAGCGCAAAGGCAAGCTGGCTGTGGTCATATAAACAGAGGTAAAGCTGTTGGCATGATCAAAAGTGTGACATACAATGAATTTGCCATTTATCACAAAGCCACATCTCACTGATCCAACACCCAGCCATTCGACATCCATCCAGAAAATTTGTGATGTGCTGGGATCCAAATCAAATCCACTTGGATTGTGTAATCCACTAAGTCCATTGAGACGGTCTCCGTTCCAGTTTCCTTGTGGTACTTTTTCTGTAGTATCATCCACTACGCCAGAGATGTACTTTCTGATCACAAGGTTTTTTGTTGTTCCTTCAAGTTCAAAGTAGATGCCATTTTGTGCACCAAAATATCCCACCCGTTGACGCAAATTGGGCTTACCAGCGTTCATCACAAAAGTGCTCATAATCAAGAGACTCTTGCCTGGCTGATAATTGAACACTCGCTTTGTTTCTCGAATAATGCTGTCTCCGTTCGCGCCACCAACAGCCAATCCAATACTTGACTCATTTGGTAAAAATGTTTCGCTTGTGGTGCCTGATGTGCTGCTATTCCATTTGGTGGGATTGTCACTATAGCGAAAACTGCTGTCAAACAATGTGAAAGGGTTACTGACTCGTTTGCGGCCAAAGGCGTCTGTTGCTGTGGGATCGTCCAAAGCTGTAACTGAGCCACTCACTATCCATGGATTTGTGCCTTGTGTTGCCTCTACTGTTCCACCAACTGGCAAATAATCAGTAGTGAGTACCCCGCTGGTACCAACTGATGCAATGTGCATGTTAGCAGCATCTTCCTCAGTGTTGTTGATGCCCACACTTGAGCTTACATTCACATCTCCTGTTATGGTAATGGATTCACTACCCAACGTTACTGGTAGGGGATCAGGGCTTACAATTCTTGCCCCAACACGCAGTTCTGGATAACCCTCATCGTCGTATTGCATAGCCAAATGCAAGTTGCGTAATTTTGAATCAATTGGCTTACTTTCAGACATGATGTAGTTCCTTATTTTGCTTGTGTATTTATTACCCTTAAATAGTTGATGAAAAATTGGCGCAAAACACTTTGGTTTATGTTGGGATTGCTGTTACTAGGAGTGGCCTATTTGGGCATCATTCTCCCAGGCATTCCTTGGAGCACACCGTCAGTTGGCGCTGCCTATTGTTTCGCCAAATCAAATGATCGCTGGCACAACTGGCTCATGAACCACAAGTTTTTTGGCCCATTCCTGCAAAATTGGACCAATAAGCGAGTTTTTCCAACAAAAGGCAAATGGGCAATGGTTATCACCATGGACATTAGCCTTATCACTCTTTGGTTTACAACTGGTAACTTTTGGATATGTGGTGGAGTTGCACTGCTGATGGCAGCAGGTGCGGTTTGGGCATGGCGCTATCCTGGTAGTGTTCAAGAGTATGAGTCTAGAGTCAGCAGTGGCGCCAAAATAGGCTGGTTACGCTAGATTTTGTTCAAGCCATTCAACGTATTGCGCCACACCCTGGCTCACTGAGCACATGCTGCTTGTATAACCAATTGAGCGCAGTTTTGACATTTTGGCTTGCGTGAAGTTTTGGTATTTGTCCCGCAAAGACAGTGGCATATCCACATACTGAATTTCATCTGGTAAATTCAAATTATTCAATAGAGCATGTGCCACAATGTTGAAACTTTCGGCTCTTCCAGTACCCACATTGAAAATACCGCTCTTGTCAGGATTGTCTAAAAACCAACGGATGACATCAACCACATCGCCTACCCACACAAAGTCTCGACTCTGTTCACCGTGGGGCAAATTTGCCACTGTGCTCTTGAACAATCGCAAGGGATTACCTTGTTTCAATTGTTTGTATTGACTATAGCATACACTGGCCATGGCATTTTTGTGAGATTCGTGTGGACCATAGACATTGAAAAACTTCAGTCCCACCCATTGGGGTGGTGTGAGCTTTTGATTTTCAACACATTTCAAGACTTTTTGGTCAAAAACATGCTTGCTCCACCCATAAAGATTCAAAGGGCGCAAGGAGCTTAGATTAGATTCGTCATCAAAGCCAGCACTGCCATCACCATAGGTTGCTGCTGAACTGGCATAGATGAACGGCACATTATGTTGAGAACACCATTCCCAAATGTTGGAGCTCAAGGTAAAATTATTTTTCATCACCTCATCGCCGTTGGTGGCTGTGGTATCACTGATGGCGCCCAAATGGATCACCGCTTTGGGCCCACCAGCTAACGCCCGAGTGATCTCATCTGGCTGCCAAAACTTCCACAGATCACAGTCTCGCAGGTTTGTCCATTTGCCGTCTGAACCCAAATGATCAACCACAGCCACATCATAACCACTGTTGCACAGGGATTTAACAACGTTGGAGCCAATAAATCCAGCACCGCCAGTAACCAATATCATATTATGAGCTCCTATTTGGGCTCAGATATTTAAACCATCCTGGAGATCTAGCTTGTCAATTCGCCCTTGATGCCGCCCGCCGTCAAAAGGAGTTTGTAGCCAGGTCTGCACACATGCTGAAGCTTGGTCAGGGCCTAGTAACCGTGCACCCAACGCAATGACATTGCTGTTATTGTGACGTCGACTGAGCTCTGCGCCCACTGGATCATGCACTAGTGCACAGCGAATTCCCTGATGGCGATTGGCTGCTATGCTCATGCCAATGCCACTGCCACAAATCAAAATGCCTCTGTCAACTCGGCCGCCCAAAACACCAGCACACACTTTGGTGGCATAGTCTGGATAGTCCACTCGATCCTCCGTTTCTGGACCAAAATCAACCACCTCATGTCCACGATTTCTCAACAGATTGACCAAGTGTGTTTTAAGTTCCACACCAGCATGATCTGATGCAATTCCAAATGTGTAGCCCTTATTCAAGGCTGCTTTGTCAACAAAGTCCATACGTTAAATCTCTTCCCATTTCAAATCTTTTACCGTCCCATTATACTCAGCATCTAGCTGATCCATCAATTTGAGTTTCAAACGATTTGAATCGTTGTCCCGCAGCGCATCTACAATGGTTTCACAAGGAAGATCTTTGTCTTGAAGGAACCCATGATCCCAAGTGATTTCAAACAATCTAAACAACATTTTGTGCCTCTTTTCTCATTTTGCTAACTAGCTTGCTAATGTCCTGACGATCCATGCCAGCCAAATCATCAAAATACACCACATCCTCATTGTGGAGGAAGAATTGCATTCTGTCACTGTCTCGTAAAGGTTGCCAAAAATAGATGTAGCTTTCGTTACCACAAGAGCCATTGGGGTTAAGTTTCACATCGCCTACACCTGTGCCGTAGTAGATTGGGCAGCGCCAAACGCCAGCATCATCCGGCCATGCAAGGCTATAGTAAGTGTCTCGCTGATAATCTTTCAACACAACTGGCATAGACTTGGGCACTAGATAACCTATAATCACAACCATCCATCGTGGATCTTTGTTTGTTAAAAAGACATTTACCCCGATGAATACCAGCATTCCCAATAGGAACATCACAAAACAACTGAATACTGCCTCAGCCAAGCCCAGTCCAGAGAGCAGTATGCCAACAAAGCCCAGCAGTACTAAACCTCCAAAAATCATAAGTCCAATTGTGATACCGGCAGTGAATCCTGTGCCAAACCACTTTCGTAGACGCGTGACTGTGAAAAAGCGGTCAACTAAACTCACTTGGAAACTCCTTTGTGTTGAAAATAACCTTTCAAAAGCTGGCGAATGTTTTCAGCGCCTACGGGATTGGCACTGTGAGTTTGATATCGAAAACCATCAGGGAAAAAAGGTGCATCCATGTCCTTGGAGATGAGCCAATGTGCAAAGTCATAGCCAGTGGGCGTGCCATCGCCGAGATCGTGATCCAAGCTTACCTCACTTGGACAGCCTAGATCCTCACACACAGCCACAGCCTCATCAAAGCTCCGGCATACAATCCACTCGCCAGTGTCCTCATGGGGATAAGCCCAGCTGGGATCGCGAACATCATCAAGGAACAGAGTGTAAGTCATCCAATAGGCTCCTTTTCATCCACCATACTAGCACAATCTGCGCCAGTGTCAATCTCTTATAGTCAGATGATGCTGCGGCTCTTGTATTCCCAAACCCGCTCCACACCGCTGAAGGTGGGAGTGGGGAGACTGTCGCCCAGTGTGACCATCTTGAGTTGACTGCACTTTTCCGGTTCAAGAATGCGCGGAGTTTCCTCACACCAGCCTGTGACGTAGACTGTGATATAGTGGCGCTGATGCTCTGGGAAAAAATCCTCTGTGAACAGTGGCACAGTGCAAGGATCTTTCAGCATGACACCCAGCTCTTCGGCGACCTCTCGCCGGGCACAGTCCAGCACAGTCTCTGAAAACTCGAGATGCCCTCCGGGAAAACTCCACTCACCCTCGCCGTGACTACCCTGCCGGCGCATGAGCACATAACCATTTGGCGCAAGGAGCATTACTCCAACACCCACTCGCACTTGGGCCTCAGCCGTATCCTGAGAATCAACCATAATTGAATCCTTTCTTATGTTGTCATATTAGCAGGAAAGTGTGCTGTGCCTAGAACAAAAATCAGGAGCCAGACCTGCTCGGATTGCCTTAACTTGTTAAATAACGCAAATGCCTTTTGAACGGAAACAGAATTTAGATGAGAATTCGTGAAATAATTGCCATGCGGCGTCATTCAAAAATCTTCGAACAATCTGAAGGAGAATGGCTTGATGCTATTGAGAGAGACTGCAAACAATATCTTGCAGCGGTAAAAATAGCCGGTAAATGGCTGTTGAGAGGTCAAAATCCTGGCAAAATCGCCTACATGGCAACCACCAGCTACAGAAATCCCAAAACCAGCAAAAAAGAATTTTCAGATTTGTTTGACCAAGCTTTGACGCGCCTGGGATTCTCTGCACTGCGCAGCAGTAGCATCTTTGCCACAAGCGATCCTATTCGAGCAAAAAATTATGGAACAGTCTATATAATATTTCCAATAGACGGCAAACACCAGTTTACTTACACCAATCAGCATGATCTTGACCTATATCACATTCAGCAGATTCCTCTCAAAAATGAATCTAACACTCAACAGATAGCCGCTGAGCTCATAGCCTGGATACGTCAATGGGTCAAGAAATATCCTGATGCGCAAAAGCAATTGGACCTCATGTATCCGCCTTTTGCAGGTCTACAGCCCACCGATACTCTAGAGGAGATAATGGAAAAAGTAGAGGAATTTTGTGATGAAATGGAGATACCCATGCCGCGCATCCCCAGCCATCTCACCAACTGGAATGTTGGCGATGATGAAGACGAGGATGATCTTGAAGATGAAGATCTTGAAATAGGAGATGTTGATATGGACGCTTTTGTTGACATGTATCAACCAAGAAAAGACCATCTCGAACAAGCTCTGGAATCAGAAGTTGAAGTCTACATCTCAGGCGAATATTATGCACTCAAACTAGATGTGTGGGGTGATGCTGTTGCGCAGAGGTTTGGTGTGCCGCCCAAAGGCACATAGCTACCAAACCGTGTAAATAAGACAATGAGAATTTACGATTTAATCCTGCATGACGGCCTGCATGACCAGTTCAACCGCAAAGTGGTGTTCATGGCAGGAAGCCCAGGATCAGGCAAAACCACAGTTAGAACTCGTATTTTTGGCAGATCTTTGAAAGTTGTTGATCCTGATAGTCTTGCGCAACTTATGCAACGATCGCAAACTAATCTAGAAAATATTGATTTTTCACCGCACCCCCTGTCTGCCCAAGCTGAAAAATTCCGTCTCAGTTGGCTTCGCCAGGGATTGGGCATGATTATAGATGGCACAGGACGAAACTTTCAAGATTATCAACAAAAACGTCAACAATTTTTGTCTTACAACTATTCCGCTGCTATGATATTGGTTAGAACACCATTTGAAGTTGCACAATCCAATGCAGAACAAAGATTCAAGCACACTGGACGCAAAGTTGATTTTGACTACCTTAAGGATACTTGGCAAAAAATTGAAAATAACCGCGCCAACTACAAAAATCTATTCCAGGACGCATACTGGGAAGTGGAGAATTGGGGCACACAAGCTGAGATCCAAATCAGTACGGTGGGAAGACAGGTCCGTAATTGGCTATCGCAAACACTACACACCTAGGTGTGTAGTCGAGCGTGTATCAAATGTCTATACCTGATAAATAAGTGACTATGCTGATAACTGAACTTCTCAATGAGAGCACTCCCCGCACTCTTTATCACGGCACTCTCAAAGAGTTTGTGCCAGATATAATGGACTTTGGACTCTTGCCTCAAGTGGGAAAGTTTACTGCCCATGCCTACCAAGAGTATAGAGAAGCTGGCATACCACTGGAGAATGTGGTGTTTGCTGCTGATCGAGCAGAGTTATACAAGTGCATCTCAGCCATCATAGGCCAAATGCGCCATCAGTATCCACAATGGGATCAACACACAGGCACTGATGACATAACAGCAGATGACTTTTTACCGTCATGCTGCACTGTTGGTGTTGAAGCGTGCGGAAAAGAGATGGCAGCGTAGACCCGAAGATGATTTGGCAGGCTATCATCCACAACAGGTTGAGCCTGGCGACTACTACATTCGTGGGGCTGACTTGCCCAATTTTGTGCTCACAGACTTCCTCCGTCGCAACAATGTGCGGCTAGAGACTTTTGGTATTCAAGATGCTGCCACCAGCCGGGCTGAGCTGGTGAGACAGGGCATTGCGCCCCGTCCCACTCGCTAGACCTGAATGTGGGCCAGCAGTTGCTCTTTGGTAAAGGTGTAGCCACTGTCAGCCCACAGATTCCTCAGCCGGTCCAGAGTCACGCCATAATCAGGGCCTGGCCGCATGCCCATCTGGATGAGATCGTAACCAGTGACTGGAAACTCAGGCACCTCCCAAGTGTCCAGCACAGCCCTCTCAAACACATCCATGTTCTGGAGAGCAGCCAGCTCTCGTGCCCACTCCCGGGAGACGCCATGCACGGCCATCTCACGGAAGGGATTTTTCCCCTTCCAGTCCCGATCGGGGTGGGCGAGATACTGGGCCAGATCAATCTCCTCCCTGCTGGCCTTCCAGTGTTTCAGCACACCTGGTACCTCTCCACGCCACATGTACACCATCAGTGTGACTGGGTTGGTGGTATCGGGCACAGGAGGGACCTGGGGGTGCCCATACCACGGTGCACCACGAGGAAAGCCAGCAAAGCCAGCCATAAGCTGCGCACGCCACATGTCATCAACCGTGCTTACCCCCTTGGGGCCCGTGATGATCTGTTTGATCTCGCTCCAGATCCTCTCTACACTGATTGTGCTCAGACCCGCGCGATGCCGTCTCACAGCAGCCAGCGCATCAGCGTCATACTCCTTGCCAAAGCGTGCAGTGAACCTATACCAACGCAGGATGCGCAGATAGTCCTCCTGGATGCGAGTGTCTGGGTAGCCCACAAACCGCACCCTGCCCTCACGCAGGTCCCGGGCACCGCCGAAGATGTCAAACAGCTCGCCATCCAGCGTCATGCTCATACTGTTGATGGTGAAGTCCCGCCTGGCAGCGTCCACCGCCCAATCTCGGGTGTAGCGCACCACAGCACGTCGACCGTCTGTGCTGACATCCTCCCTCAGGCTGGTGATCTCATACGTGACATCGTTCAGCACCACGGTTACTGTGCCATGATCCATGCCAGTGGGGATCCAGCGTAGTTTCAGCCTCTCGTAGATGGCAGTGGCCTCTTCCGGAGTAGCATCAGTGTGCAGGTCAATGTCGTTTGGAACGTAGCCCAGCAGTGCGTCTCTTACGCAACCACCAACCAGCCTGAGGCCAAACCCCGCCAGCTGGAACGCATCACGCAGTTCCAGCAGTGCAGGAGTTGTTAGGGGTGCAGCTGGATTCACTTCCAGATTTCCTTGAGCTTGCGGGTGTTGAGACGAGGCAGGGTTTGATTGCTGCTCCACAGAGCCATCATCACCAGTGGGAAGTCCAAACGGAACATCCAACAAAACAAGTACACCAAAAACAGGCCCCAAACCAAGCTCATTGCCGTGTACTCCGTTACCCCCGCACTATAGCACAAGGTCAAGCGTTGTCAACAGCTTTCTTTTGTGCATGTGGGAAAAATTTTGGCACAAGGGGGATTCGGGTGAAGGGACTAGCTGGCGTCCAACCAAACCGTTTGATAACCTCGTTGCTCTCCACTGGTTTGCGACCTGGGTTAAGGCTCCACGTGATGTGGTAGGTGCTGCCATCAGGCCGAGTGGTGCTACCCCCAATGGATAGCACAAGAGCTTGCACACCGTTATTGTCATCAGCAACCCCCACTACTGTGGCAGTTGTTTCTGTAGGCATAGGCGTATCTGCATCAACCCCAAACTTCAAAGTACAGTGATGTGCCACAACTTGGGAATACTCTGCAGGAAACTTCTCCAGCAGTGCATCTTTTGTCTCCAAAGGCAATGCCCAACCCAGGTAACCTTTCTTAACGTCAGTCATTTGTTACTCCATAAGTTTTCAGTTCCTGGTGGCTGAGTTGCCGCTTGTTGCACACATAGGTGCCGTGGGTTTCGCTAATGAACTTCTTCAGCAGCACATCATACACACTCACTGCTCGACGCACCTTGTGAGCGTTGCCTCGGCGGTCCACCCAACCTGTTCCCAGTTCTGGCGTGGGCACAGGAGCCAACTCAACCGCATACCAAATGCCCTCATGCTTGCGAATTTCCACTCCATTGGGCAATGTGCGGGCAGTTTCCAGTCGCTTGCTCTCCTGTTGGGCTCGATATTCCTTTTGCCAAGCAGTCCAACTCACATGATTGGGATTGCGGCACAGCAGGCCGTCTCGAGGATCAACGTAAAACCGCGTAAACCCGTCCTCTGCCAGAGGATAGGGCCTATACCCGTTGATCCAGATCACGCCCTCCTTGTCAACACTGGTTGCTGTCTCCACAAACTGTTTCACATGAACACGAATGTGGTCCTGCACTGCATTGGTAACGCGGATGTTTTCACAAATTTCGCTGTAGACATTGTCCCACAGCTGGCCCACTCGACTGTTGAGAAAGCGCAGCAGCGGTGCAAGATTTTCGTTGAGCTCTTTGGCGTTGTAGTGGCGAACATAGGGCGCACGCATGCCTTCGTGAAGGGCATTTTCATCCAGCTCACGAGCAGGCCGGCCTTTTTTGTGCCACTTGCCGCCCACCCGGGGACGCTCCACAATAACCTTAGCCATATCAGATCGCATCACATACCTCGCTTTTCTGTACCAATTATTTAAAGCGTGGACCCAAATCTAGCAGTTTTGGCCCAAATGTCTAGAGATAAATTGTGTCCAACACATCCATCCGCACACTTACATTATACCTGGCCAGCGTGAGAAACATTTCTTTGTAAGCGTGTTGAATATCATAGCTGCTGCCCACAGGTGTTCCATGTCTAACACAAATTTGGTCGATAATTGCAATCTTTTTGTCAGGATAACCCAGCAGTTTGCTCCACACATGATCAATACCCCACATGAATGTGTTGCTATCAAATGATGGTGCACAAATGTCCAATGCATTTTTAGAGAAACAAGGTAGCATCATTTCAACAAATGTAGTGTAACGCAAGACAGAACCCAAGACTTGTTTGGTAATGCTGTGACTGGTGTAGCTGTCTAAGGTGAGACTGGGCTGTGCAAGACTTAAATCAAATAATTTCATTGCTGCAAACAACAAATCAATATCCTTGCCCTTGATCTCTAGATCAGGATCAGGAAACCAAATGTAATTATAGTCTTGAAACCAACCCTGTTCCCAGTAGACTTTTAAGGCTGACAGCTTGTTTGCCTGATGCAACACACATCCTTCACCAATGGTTTCTTGCCAATTTGGCGCTGGTTCGTAATAGCTAACCAACAAGTCCCAATTCCTTGTTTCTTCGCATCCAGATGTCCATAAGGAGTGATTGCTATTGCTCCCTGCCCGCACAACAACTAGATTTTCTCGGCTTGGAGTCTTGCGCAAGAGTTTTTGGATCAAAATTTCAGACAAACTTATGGCTCCTGGATTTGAGGTGATGACAAAGATAGTCGCTTGTTAAATTGAATCTATGTGCTCAACAACGACATGCCAAATTATATAACGGTGCTACTCATAAATAAGAGTTGAGCAAGATAGAGAGTTAAAAAATGGCCATAACCACATTTGCACGCATTCAACATCGCAGAGGGATCAAAACTGATCTGCCACAAGAACTTTATGAGGGTGAATTGGGGTGGTGTATTGATACTCGGGAGTTGTTTATTGGTAATGGCCAGCCCTTTGGTGGCAACACACAAATCCTTACTTCTTATAGCCCAAATAATGATTTGATCACAAACTTTTGGCGCACAAAAGATTTGGCAATTGTGGCGTCAGTTGCCCGCCCGTTAGGGGCCAAACTCAATGATTTTGCCTCTGTAAAAGATTTTGGTGCAACTGGCAATGGATCAACCAACGACGCACCAGCCATCAATGCTGCCATTCAAGAGTTGTTTACCTCTCTAGGCAATCTAGCCGTTATTGACCAAGCCCGACAAATAACCTTGTATCTCCCTGCTGGCACATACGCGATTGAAGCCTCTATTTTGTTGTATCCCTACTTAAATTTAGTGGGTGATGGGGTAGACAACACTGTTGTTTTAGTAAATGATGCGTCCCTGCTTTGCGCTATGGAAACAGCTGACAGCCAAGGCAATACTGGTGGAAATATTGGCACAAGCGGTGCTACACTGCCCAAAAACATTTCAGTGCGCAACTTAACTGTCAGCACCAACGGCAACAAAATTGACTGTGTGTTGCTAAATCGCTATCAAAAAATTACATTTGACAATGTTCGTTTTGTAGGCCCTTATGTGCCTGCTGACAGTGGGTTATTTCCTTACTCTTCTGTAAGGCTTCAAAATCTAAGTCCAGTTGCCATTGAAGTTGAGCGTGCCAGCTTCTTGCATTGTGAATTCAGCTATTGCACATATGGAATTTATGCTGATGAAGACGTGAGATTTACAACTGTTGTGGATTGCAGTTTCAATAATCTTTGGCGCGGTGTATGCATGGGTAGCCTAGCTGTAAATGGTGGTCCCGCTCATACTACTGTCACTGCCAGTAGTTTTTCAGACATAGACAACATTGCTGTGTTTTACAATGGTACAAATTTTGGCCTAGCTAGCACTGGCAATAGATTTTCCAATTGCGGTATCTCTGAAGGAACCAGAGCTGTGGTATTTGGAAATCCCAGCGTCAATTGTGCAAGCATAGGTGACAACTTTGATGTTGCGCAAGGTGTAGCAGACTACGGTGTAGGTAATATACTACACAATGGCAGCCAAACAAATGTGGGAACAGCAGCTAGCCGCAACATCAGTTTCACAAAGATTTTTGCCCCTGGAGTTTCTGAAATCCTATTTTATGATGTGATGAGTGTATCAGTTGAGTTTCAAATTTCCTTGGCAGGCAGTAGCGTAAGGTCTTTGACTGGGCCAGCAGCCCCTTACACCTTGACATTCCGCAGAAATGGCACTCCCTTTGCAACTGCAGACTTTGCGGCTGCTGGGACTGTTGCCACGCTAACGTGTGCTGCGGCAGAGACTTTCCTTCCGGGAGATGTGTTTGACGTTATTGCACCAAATCCAGATGACCCCAATATCACTGGGATAACAGTAGATTTGACAGCTTCGACTTTTTAGTGTTTCACGAGCCTGTTTAGGCTACACATACAAATTAGTGTGTGTCAAATGTCCAAAAATCGCGGAGAGTTTGTGCTGTCGTGGGATGCAACATTACCTCTGAATGGCTGGCTGGAACTTCAATTCTGGAGCCAGCACCCCAACTTCTTTGGCTGCGAAGGGTTACTACACCATCATTGTCTTCCCATAACCAAGGATTGAATCCTTTTGTGCTAATGATGTGTTGAATGGGTTGAGAATAGCTGTTTGTTCGCAGTGTTTTAACTAGCTTGCTGTTGGGTGTGATTTCATTCAAAAAATGGCTTCGATTGACCCACCTTTGGAAGGGGGTGAGATCAATACCGCCCAACGGCGTTGCTATTGTAGTGACACTTTTAACCCAAGGCAATGAGCTCAAGCTTAAGGCAACCAATCCTCCCATGCTGTGACCAACAACATGGTAGTGGCTTGATCCTGCCTCAAATTCTTGAGCCCTAGTGAGCACAGACTGAATATTGTCTGGTTGTAAGGGATAGTCCACAAACCTCCAGTTGAACTGGGATAGCTCGTGTTTCAAAAAACCAAAAATAAGGGGCGTGCTGAACGCCCCATGAATAGCCAATATGTTATATGTCATCGAGAGTATTTAAAGTGTGGATGCCTTACAGCATCCACACTTTTGTTTAGGCTTTGATGTCTTCGAAAAATTGACGCCCAATGTCCAGTGTTTGGTTCACATGTTGAATCCCCACAGGCACACCTTGTTGACGCGCAAGGCCTTGTGCTAGGCGAATGATCGTTTTGATCTGTCGCCCGTTGATCTCAACCTCAGCCAGTTCTGCAGGATCCAAGCCATCAATACCAGCAGCAGCCAGTAGGTTGGTCCAAACCTGTTCTCGCGCCTCAGCTTGCAGATTGCCATAACGAAGTGCAATTGAGATTCGGCTATAAAAAGCTGGATCAAATTCCTTCACACGGTTGGTGGTGAGGAACATTACGCCCTGATGATATTCCAAAAGACGCAAGAAAACCGCACAGAGGGAATTTCGAACAATGTCATTTCCTCGCTTTTCAAGGAAAATGTCTGCCTCGTCGATGAGAATAACTGCATCCCAAATCTGTGCCACATCAAGGATGCGACGCAAGTTCTTTTCAAGGCTTTCGATGTCAACTCCCAGCTCGCCAACACTTACAGAGTAGAGTGGACGGTGCAGCAGTTCGCTAACAGCTTCAGCAGTAAGGGTCTTGCCCACACCTGGTTCGCCATGCAGCAGAAAGATGCAGCCACCACCTTTGCCGCTGATAATGTCTTGGAACCCACTGCTGCTGTCAACCACAAGGCTCCGAATCAGCTCCTTCTTTTCTGGAGCCAGCACAAGCTGATCAAATGCTGCATCTCGGAACTGAATGTCTTGAATGCGGCTGACAGAAAAACGACCCCATTGCTTGGTGGCAAAACTGAAGCCGAGGATATAAGGGCTGCAACGCCACAGCTGATCTTCAGACACTGTGTTGTCATGAGAGTCGTCACCGTCATAATCGCTGTCATCATCGCTATCGCGACTGCAAAACTGGTTATAGGTCTTGATGTCAACCATGATGCGCCCATCTGCACGCAGAGGACTCCAACTCCACCAACCCTTGATCTGCATTTGGCCAGTGTAGTTTTGGTAGTGAGCACCTTGGGCCACTTGCACATACTTGCGCCCACGAGCAGTGAGCACTTCTCGCCAGTGTGCGTCCAGAATGCGAACTGAAAGCCGATTTACCTCACGAAGTCCGGAGAATCGTTGCACTCGCACGCTGTCGCGAACAGTGCTGATTTCCTTGCCGTCACTTTCCAGGCGTTCAAAAAAGATTTCCAGATAATCGCCAAAAAGGCTTTGTCGATATCGTGTATCTGTAACCACACCAGCAAGCGGCTCGTCATTCATGACAACAATTTCGGTCCCGCTGTTGAACAAATGGCTCAGCAGCCCAAAGCTAATGACCCCCTTGTCCAGTTGATTCTGGAGGCGACCCAGTGCCTGTTTGTTTTCCAGTTCGAGGAGCTTTAGCAGCTCTTCAACGGCTGCACTTTTTTCTCGCCGGGCAGCTTGCCGCAGTCGATCAATGCAATCAAACAGCATAGTGGCATGGATCTTTGGCACATCGTCATAGAGCCCTTCAAGGTTCAGATACTGCCGGCAAATGTCGCGCAACGGTGCACGGTTCATTTCCACCACAAGCTCTTCCACACCAGTGTGCGTGTCTTTCACAAGTTGTGTGCGAAAATGCTTGAACAATAGGGAAGTGCCAGGTGACGACTTGGTGATTTTTTTCTTGGGCTCAGCCAACTTGGTAATACTCATAAACGTGTCCTTGCTTTGTTGCGCTCACTAGGTTGTAAGCGCCAACAAACCTTACGTCAACGAGTTTTGTTTTTTTCAAACTCAGCGAATTCAAGGGGACCACCCCGCTCAACCCAATTGTTGTAATCCCACTCATACAGTTGATATGATTCAGGATGCTTGCTGCTGCCATCGTCGTTTTCAAATGCCTGCTGATAGAGTGCTAATCTGGGATCATCTTGATTTACAAAATTCACATGATAAAATCCTGTGTTTTCAGTAGGGGCTCCAACACTTGTGACCATACGGCAACTCAGTAAGTTGGCATTGAACCAATCTGTGTGAGCATCAAACACTGCTTGATTTCGTAAGCCATCTTGATCTTTGAAAAACTGAACAAACCATTGATTGGTTTTACGATTGTTTAAGATGCTTTCAGCATAGGGGATTTCAGTCATTGCTTTTTCTCCACTGTTTCAATTCCAGTGCTACCAAATCCACCCTGTCTATTGGTTCGCATTTCTGGACGTTCTGTTGTTTCTGAAAACTTGGCTCCAAGATCCTGCACTAGTTCAGCTTGTGCAATTCTATCACCGTGTTTGATAGTAAAAGGCACGTCACTTATGTTAACAAGTGCAACAAACGTCTCGTGATAGTAGTCGCTGTCAATTACACCTTCACAGTTGGCCAATTGTATGCCATTTTTGAAGCTAATGCCGCTGCGTGGATGAATGCGGATGCTGTAACCATCTGGAATATTGAACACTAATCCAGTTGGGATCAACATCCGGTCTTGCGGATACAAGGTGATTGACCCACTACTGCTGACAACGCTTTCGCTCCAAATTTTCTCATTGAACCTATTGAAACCAGTTATGCTGGATTCAGGAACGAGACAAGCACATAGATCAAAACAACTGGCTTGTTCGGTGCTGTATTGAGGAGCCAAAGCCATATCTTGTGTTTTGAAATAGTTAAAGTTGGTCAAATGTCGTCTCCATTGCTGTTGGGTTCAATTTCCACACGCAATGGATGGCCATTTGTTCGTGCAGTAGATATGGTTTCGTCTCTTTTGGTGGAGGCAATTTCGTATGAATATGTGGCTACTACTTCTCTGCCCTTATCATGGATTTGGTTGGTTAGCTCCATAGCAGTTTCATAACTCTTGCCAAAGATATGCATCAAAATCAAAACAACAAACTCATAATGAGTTTTGCTGTCATTGAAAAAAATAACATCATAGAGACTGGGAGGCTTTAGTTCGGTTTTGGTTGTTGTTTTGGTATCAATTTCAGTTTGAGTTGCACTCATAAAAATATTCCTTGGATAAGACTATTTTTGTGTGCCAAATCCCAGTTTGTCAAGAACAAACTGGCTTCTCTCTTCAAGAGGCACATCTACAGTGTAGACTGAATCATTTTTGATCATCTCACAAAAAGTGCTTCGCATGTTTTGATCCAGTTTGTTAGCTTGTTCCAGAGTTTGGAACCTAGTGCCGTCACTTAAGATATTGCTGTTGCGTTTGTATGTTTCTGTTGTGGGCAAGTAAAAAATATGAGTGTATCGGTTGGTAAAAATGTCAGTAACCAATCGATTGTACATCTCATGCAGCACCAACCTTTGTCTGGGATCCTTTTGATCGCAGTATTCAATAGCGTAAAAGTAGGGAGTCAGTGTTCCGCTGTCTGTAACAACCCAATCTACAGTTGTGGGAACACTGTCTTCAATTTCTCGCTGCTTGGCGTAGGTGCGAAACTGTTCCCAAATTGTAGTCATTGGTCCGTTGATCCAAAGATCTTGCCGAATCCACTCTGTAACAAGTTCAACATTGGCCCCACGCTTTTTCAGCTCTACAAAAACTTCTGCTGAAATAGTGCTTTTTCCACTCCCGGGCCCGCCCACAAATACTATTTTTTTCATTACCCTACCCTTGTATATCCTTATACAAGCTTATTATGAGATTTTGGTATGTTAAATAAGCTATTATGATAGAGGCACACAAACACGCATTATTTTGGTTAGCCTACCTTGTGGTATTGGCTGGAACAGTGTTGACAGCAGCCAGCACTGGATTATTTGGCTTGATTTGGAATTATGATCTCACATTTTTGAGCACAGCTATTTTTGGTATTTGGCTGTTCACAGAAATTGCTGGTGGAATTCAACTTATTGGGTTGAGTCGAAAGATTACTGAACTCAAAAATGGTGGGCTTATATCACAAATTGATCCTGACACCCTCTGGAACAAGCACAGCTTTGTAAGTTTCATGAGCGAAATAGTTGTGGCAGCTGGTATTTTTGGTACCGTGATTGGAGTTATCTTGGCGCTGATGCCATTTTTTGGCTTGACAAGTTTTGATATCAACACCATCCAACCACACTTGTTGAAAATGTTTTCTGGTATCGCCATTGCATTTTTCCCCACAGCCATCAGTATCTTAGTGAAAATTTTCCTAGACTTTCACAGCCGCTTGCATCAAAACGCTGTGATTGACTTCTTGAAAAATCAAGGCCAAGTGAGGTGAAATTTCCCACACAAAGCAACAGTGGGGCCACTATCCTGGCAAACTTTGCTTTGACTATGTTGAAAGCTTTGTTAGTGCTGGCCTTCTTGGGACTCATGCTAATGAGTGTTGATTCAAACAAAAAGTATGAAACAGAAGGATACACCCCTCCTGTTTTTGCCATGTTGGTGGTTACTTGGTCAAATAGCACAGACGCTGATATAGACGTGCATGTTCGCTGCCCCAACGGTGACCAGTTAAATTACGTGCGTAAAGAAGCGTGTTTTGCCAATCTAGAGCGTGATGCACGAGGCGTAGCAAGTGATTGGAGCATGATCAACAATGAACGTGTGGTTGTAGTCAACAACAGAGAAGTTGTGGCCTTTCGCACACCAGTGCCGGGAGAGTGGATAGTAAATGTGCATTATTATAATGCTCGCACACCCACACCTGTTGAAGTCAAGCTGGAAGTTATTTTATTGAACCCCAAAGTCCACACAGCGTTTGAACGAGTTGTTACCTTACATCGCATAGCGCAAGAGGCTCATGTGGTGCGTTTTGATATCTCATCTGCCAAGTGGCTGTCAGGTTTTGACACAACAAGAGACGTCAAGCTTGTGACACCCAGCTTGAACACGCCTCCAGGCATTCCACCAGCACCACCAAGGTAAGAACTATGGGCACACTGTTTTTGATTCTCTTGACCAGTATTTTCCTCTTGTTAGCTGTGAGTTTGATCTGGAGCCACTGGCATTGGAGTGTGAAAGCTCTCTTGATTGTAAGTTCACTAGCTGTGGGTATCAGTGCAAATGTAATTTGGTTTATTACGCAAGGTTATGCCCACACGGCACCGTTACCAAACAAATTTCTTTTGGCTCACACAATGTCTCGTGAACCCAATCCCAGCAAACAAGACCTTGGTGCAATATATTATGTTATAATAGAGCAATCTGGGAACCTGTTGGTGCCTCGGCTGTATTCCAAAGCCTATTCTGAAAGCGGCCAGAGAGATGCTACTGAACTTCAAAAGCGCATCAAAGATCAAAATAGTCCCATTTGGGTAGAGAAGTCATTTGAATCAGATAGTGAAGACTCAAGTGGACAAGATTCTTTGCTTAAAAGGCAGTTGAAAGGCGTTGCAGCTGGCTTTGGTTATTATGAAGATGATGCTAGACATGGGTTGGTTCCCATGTCTAGCGCACTGCCACCAAAATAATTATTCTGATTCAATAGCCTTGGGCTGTGTTGAATTGATTGTAATCTTTTTGGGCTTGAGTGCCTCTGGCACATCTTGAACAAAGTCAATCACAAGGATTCCATTCTCAAGTGTAGAATGTTGCACACGAACATACTGGTCCATGTAAAACACACGCTTGAAGCTGCGTCCTGCAATCCCCTTGTGTAGATACACCCGGTTGGCGTCATTTGACACTTTGCCTTCAACTGTCAGCACACCGTCGTGCTCAACAATGTCAATGTCGGCGGCACTGTAACCAGCAACAGCCATGCTGAGTCGATATTCATGCTCACCAATCTTTTCCAAGTCATACGGAGGAAAAGTAGTTGCACTGTTTTGGCGTAGTGAATTGAGATTGCGCAGTGTGGGCTCAAACCCCACTGCAATGCGATTGAAATCGCGAATCATGTCTTCAAAACTTGTTGATTGAAGAGAAAGAGTATTACGCATATTTGACCTCCTATAAAAGCGAAGTTTATGTTGAAGCCCTAATCAGGCACTTCTGCTGAACTATCTCAGCACATTATTTATAGTCAACAGTTGAATTTTTGTCAACCAAAGAAAAAAATAGGGCTCAAAAAGAGCCCTATTTTGCCTTAAGCTTTCTCTTGTGTTCTCCGCAATTGAGATTATCGCCTCCTTTTTGAGATTATCCGGCAGAGAACAAACAGGTCCGTCACCAAGGGTCAAGAGTTGCTTTCTTACGTAGCCACCGAATTTTTGCTTCGGCTTTCTCACGACGACGACGAGTAGTTGGCTTCTCATAGTATCTGCGCCTGCGCAGCTCCTTTGTTACGCCTTCTTGATTCATCCGTCGCTTGAGTTGGCTGATGGCACTTTCAATGTGGTTATTGTTAACCCGCACTGTCATGCCTTTTTTATTCAGATGGAAATCGTCCATACTTCCTCACAGTGTATTATGTGTAGACAGCGTAATTGTGTGACTGCAACACCCATTTATTATGTGGCACATGTTTTAGCATGTCAAAAAATTCCGTGGAAACAAAATGCTGATTGAACATTTCCATTACAGGAGTTTCCAATGTGTCGTTCCAGTGGTTAACGAGACGATTCTTAGCTACGCTTTCGTAATAACCTTCATGACCACCATATATAGCATCAGGAGGGAGGCGTTCTCTGCGTGGGCGGCGGCCTTTGTACAAACTCTCCAGCGCACCACCTTTGAATATGTCAGTGTGGTACCAATTGGGCTTGCCGTTCACTTCTCTCACATACTCAATTACCACTGTGTCTATATGACCTTGCCAGCAGGGTTCATTCATTATCTTTTGAATATTTTTCCACACATCACGATCAAAGCCATTGACATACAGCACATTGCCTTGTTTGTGACCTTGGCCAGTTTTCCATTTGCCACCTTTGTCCCAAACCAAACGTATAATGCCCGTGCGATATCCTTCCCAAAGGGCTTTGGAAGGTTTTTCTTTTACGTAATCAGGTAAGCGCAGTTGGCCGCTGTGCGCAACAAGCCAATCTCGATGATTGCGAAAGCTGCCCACATCAACAAGCTGACTGTCAATGTAAAAATATGCCTCGCCCAATTCATCTGGGCGAGGCAGTAACTTTGTATTGGTTAAATCTTGGATACGCATGCCCTATTTAAGGGGTTGTTGCGTCTTTTGGTGCTGGTGTTGATGCTGGTATCTGTTTGTTGGCAACCAAGATAGCAGTAATGCTATTACCTTGCATGCTGGGTTCTTTTTCATATTTGAAATTGCCCACAAGGCTTACAAACTGATCAATTACCCCAAACCCCAGTTTTGTGAAACTCATTTCTCTGCCACGGAACTTGATAACAACTTTGACTCGGCAATTGTCTGCTAGAAAATCACGTGCCTTAGTGGCTTTGACATTGATATCGTGACTATCAGTCACAGGGCGAAGTTGAATTTCTTTCATTTGAACCTCGCTTTCGCGACTCTTTTTAGCACGCTCTTTGGCAGCAAGTTTCAGTGCATAGAGATGCTTGTTTAGGTCCAAAATCTTCACCACCATTGGTGTAGATTGTTGATTGATTACCACCAGATCAAGTCCAGCTCGCTGTGCTTGAAACAACGCATCTTTGGTTTTCACAACACCAACATTTGTTCCTTCAGCGTCGATCAGCCTTACCTCAGGCGCACGGATGCGGTCGTTGGCCAGCATGGCAGGTTCTTTCATAGAGTTGTCTCGGTCCTTTCTGTTTACTCGCTGATTATAGCTGGGAGTGTTCATCAGTCAACACTTGTTTCAAGGGAGTGAGGTTTTGAACATTATCCAGCGTGACTGTTAAGTCAGTGACTCCTTGATCGCGCAAGGAGGTGATTTGAAATTGGCTTTCCATCAACACCCGTTCAATTACAGCACGCAACCCTCGGGCGCCAGTTTTTTTGGTCAGCACCTGCTTGGCAACTTCATCCACTGCATCATCTTCAAATTCCAAACTGATGCCATCTAGTTGGAACAGTTTTTGAAATTGTTTAACAATGCTGTTTTTTGGTTCCACTAAAATCTTTTTCAATGTATCATGATCAAGATCGTCAAAACTCAAGATAACAGGTATGCGCCCACAAAGTTCAGGAATCATACCAAATGATATGAGATCTTCCGTTGTTACTTGACTCATCAAACGCTGGGTCTTATCTGGGCTGTGCTGTTCTTTAGTAGCACTTAAAAATCCAATACCACTGGTTTTTTCATCCAAACGTGCCTCAATGATTTTGTCAAGTCCTTCAAATGCACCACCAACGATAAACAACACATTCTGTGTGTTCATAGTAACAAACTCACCGTTGGGGTTCTTGCGGCCGCCCATGGGACTGAATTTCACATCGCTGCCTTCAATAATTTTCAAAAGAGCTTGTTGGACACCTTCGCCACTGACATCTCTAGTAGTGCTTACGTTCTCTCCTTTGCGCCCTATCTTGTCAATTTCATCAATGAAAACAATGCCTTTTTCTGCCAATTCCATATTGTTCTCAGCAGCCTGGTATAGACGTGCAAGGCACTCCTCTGGGTCTAATCCCACATATCCTGTTTGGCTTAGGCTGGTGGCATCAACCACAGCAAATGGCACTTCCAGGATTTTGGCTAGGGTTTTGACCATATGAGTTTTGCCAACACCACTGTTGCCAATCATCATAATGTTGCTTTTGTCAATACTGACACCATCCACAACTGGATTGTTGACACGCTTCAAGTGGTTGTAAATTGCCACAGCCAATGACTTTTTGGCATTTTTTTGCCCAATCACATGTTGATCCAAATACTCAACAATTTTGGGAGGCGTTAATTCTTTGGGAATGATGTGTACATTTTGTTCGTCTTGTGGTTTGATAATTTCCATACACAAGGTAATACATTCACTGCAAATAAATGTATTACTACCTGCAATGAGTGTTTTTACTTGAGTTTGGTTTTTTCCACAAAAACTACAATAATGTAGAGCTTTGATGTTTGTGGTCATACCTTCCTACTATATGTTGTTAATTCAAGGATAAATGTGTTTAAGGATGCACATTTTTGGCCTGCATATTCTGCCAATTTTTGTATTTCTGCACTTGCTTGTTCTTGGCCAATTCTGACCAAACCTTTGCCTGATAACGCCAAGGACAGTGTTGACCAGTCGCTTACTTGTATGAAGGAACCATCCATATGGTTTTGATTGATAATAAGCCAGTCAATCATATCTGTTTGACTTAAGTCCATGCTGGACAAATAGTAAAAGGCAAAACTGTAATCAGCAAAATCATTTTGGCAATGAGCAACAAGCTCTTCCATAGCTTGTTGCTCGAGGCCAACTATCAATGCTTTTATAGTCTTGGGAGGTGGTAACCACAAGGACGGAAAGCTTACAAGATGTATCAAAGTCATTTGACCGTTGTCAAAAGTCATCTGTCAATCCAGCCCTTGTTTTTACTCAATAACATTCCAAACTATAATCAATCTCCGCTGTAAGTCAACATCAAACGTTGTTGATAATTGAAACAGTGATGTTGTCTTCAACATCAGTAACCACAGTGTCAAGAGCCGCTGCTGTTACACGCAAGATTTCCAAAGGATTGGGTCTTGCACAGGAATTGCCATAGCCTTGGATTGTGGGATCAAACACCTCTTGGTTGCCCTGCAAGTCCACAATCAATGCCTCTGCTACTAATCTCTTTAAGGCATTGACGCCAGTGAGATAGCTGCCAAGGCTAGTGCTGTCTTCGTAGTACAAGTGGCTGGGACGATCATAACCCACAGTCCACGCCATAGTTGTTACAGGTGCTTCGCCTGTGAAATTGCCGGTTTTGATCACATCATCCAAAAATATAGGGCTGATCAGCAAGCCTAGGTTGTTTACGATCTGTTCCCAGCGCATGTTGGCACGCTCTTTAGCCAAGCTCAAGGCATAAGTGGTGGGATAGCCGCCATAGTTGCCTGCAACGTAGCCCAACTTGGCAAGGCTGCCAGCAACTGAACCATCCAATAATGCAAATGGTTGACCATTTACTGAGGCTAACTGAATCTTATCACCACAAGCCAAAGCGCTCACGTTAGTGGCATAGCTCAAGCTGTTGATGGTGTTGATAACACCAGCTTGATTTAAGGCACCAGTAGCAAAGGTTACTGTGACACCGTTTATTTTGATGTTGTCGCCATTCAACACAGGAAAAGCTGTTGCAGTGCTTACTTGAATCTCATAACCTTGATAGGTTATGGCAGGTAATCCCAAATCAGTCCGTGCTGTTCCAGTGCCACTGGCAATAGTAATGCTCGACCCCTCATACCCTGGAGAGTTAGTGACTGTGAGGTAATTTGTTACTGTGCCTGAATGAGCACAAACGCCTGTGAGGCGTTGGCTACTATTGATGTCACTGATTACAGCGGCAAGGTCACCGGCGCCGGTGAACACAATTTCGATGCCATTTAAGAAAATGCTATGGCCAGGTGTCACAGTTGGAGTCGATATAGTACCAGTAACACTCACTCTGCGATTGTAGGCCTCAGGTTTGGTGTTGTCAACACCACCAGCTTGCGTTCCTGTAAGGGCATTGTAGTCTGTGGGTGCATTACCAGTCCATGTAATTCTGTAATAGGTGGGCTGAAATGAAGGTGTTGGCATACTCAATCCTCAAAAATCTCTTGCTTTGTAGGATTATTTATGCAGTGGCTTAGAGATCAACCCCTTCACAAACAAACTCACTTTCTGTCCCATAGACTACCCGCGGAATACCAAACTCCATAATGCAACGGCGGCAGCCTTTGCAAGGCTTGCTTGTGCCCACAATCCACTCCTTGCTGGTTTCGTGGGGCCGCTTAACACGCACCACATACAATGTGGCACGCTCTAGGATATCTACATTGTGACGCTTCAAGGCGTTGAAGATGGCATGAGTTTCCGCATGCCAGAATTGGCTGTGCTCGTTCTTGCCAAATTTATTAGCAAAAGGATGCGAACGAAGGCTGTTGTTACCAAAACTGACAATGTCTCCCCGAACTGCAATAGCAGCAGCCAGCCTAGCGTTGGCTACAGGCGCTACATCCTGTGCCATGTGCAGCAGAGTCTTGAGAATCTTATGATCACGCGGCAAAAGCGTTTGCGTCGTGTGAGGTTCCATGGGAGTGAGCCCTAACGGTTGGGAATTTCACGAATGCGATATGCGATGAACATTTTCCAACGTTGTTTAAGCTCAAATTTCATAACCAGCCAAATCAGTGTCAAAGCACTTGCCCAAATGCTGCCCATGATGTAAAATCCAATTGCTACACCCAAGATAATAGCATAGCGTAGTGTGTCGCGCCAAGAGCTTTCCAAGGCCATTTCTACCATAGTTTTGTCAAATACTTGTTCCAGCTTCCAGTTTTGTACTCGGGAGGGGCTGGCCATAATCCACAAAATGCTGGTTGAAATGGTAGTGAGCAGCACATATACGATACTAATGAGCTTGCTCATCTCTCCCAGCTTCCAGTCAGGAAAGGGATTGAAAACCATAAAGACTGCACAAAGTCCAAGAACAAGATAGAACCAAGGCTCTTGTTTTTTACCTACTTCATTATCTTGAGTTTTCCAAAGCCGCTCAAGATAACGCAGTTGATGTTGCTCAAGCATTTGAAAAGTCCTCTGTATGTGTGCCTACTATAGCACAGCACACAGAGGTGTCAAGTGCTATCAGTCAAAAAGATCGCTCAAATCTGGCTTATGCCAGCTGCGATGTCCTTCTCGATATGCCATGTTAGCTTGGGTTTCACGGACTTCGCATCTAAAACACCAAACTCGGGCTGCTTCGCCACTTCCCCATTGCTCGGGAATGAAAACCCCATTTACGTAGCGATATAGCATATCTGCCAAGCCTTCACACCCCAACTTGGGCAGAACTGTAACCTTGGCAATTCCACGAGCTTGAGCTTCTCGGTACCACTCGATCTCAGGATCATCTTCTGACACTAAGAGGCAGTGATCCAGTTGATCTTCAAGGAAACTTTTCAAGGGTCGGAGTGCGCCGTAATCTGCAACCCAGCGACGTGCATCTAGTGTGTTTGCACCAAAATAAAACTTCACACTGAAGCTGTAGCCGTGAATCTTGTTGCACCCTGGCATCCCATTGGGCTTGTCATCAGCCCGCCATTGACGATAGGCGCAAGGAAATGCATCGACATATTCCTTAGTTGAAACGTATTGATATGTGTCTGCTGGTAAATATGTCATCTATTCTCTCCAAATCTGAGTGTTTGATGACTGTACAGAGTGTTTAGAGTGGGATGAACAGTCCAAGTCCACTTTCAACACTATTTAAATATATGAGTCTGAATTAGTCAACTGGCCAGCTGAGTTTCAACCAAGTGGAGACGTCACTCAAAGAACTGAGGTCACCAACAATCTCCACATTCCATTTGGCATTCAACTTAGTTGACAGGTCTTCCCACATGGTATAAAAGCTAACAGGGGTTGAGACTCTGGCTGATACCAAAACATCAGGAGTCACTATTTCCATCTCCCAGGTATCAGGGAAGCTCTTGGCTGCGTCTGCCCATCCACGTGAGAGACCTCTGTCAAACGTGAAGTCAAACTCAGGAATACTCATCCTACTGACACCCCAGCTGGGGCTGCCCGAGAAAAGGCTATAATTGGTTGCCCGTTGAAATTTGTGAATCAAATCCACAAATTCCTTGACAACAGTCACTTGGTGCATTTTTTCGCGTGTCATACTGCGCAGCTTACAAGGTTCTTGAAATGTGTCAACCCAAACCTAAATATTGCACCTCATTGGAAGATCTGTATGACGCAAGCCTATGAAAACGTGTCTTATTTGATGGTCAAAAAACTGGAACTTGATAAGTTTGAAGGAATGCAAGATGGTAAATGTGAAAGAAATTGAGAAAAGTTACAGAACGTATTTTGATGGTCCAGGCTTTGTAACCTCAAAAGGCAGTCTCAATATCAATCCCACCACTGGCAAAATCACTGTTTTGAACAATGTTTTCTTGTGGCGTAGTCCGCCTGATGGAAAATTGCCGGTGGAATTTGAAGCAGCGAATTTCAGTATGCAAATACAAAACCGCAATTTAACCTCTCTAGAAGGTTGCCCACTGACGGTTAGACAAAATTTCTATTGCAGCGGCAACAAATTGACCACCTTGCTTGGTGGGCCAAAAAAAGTAGGAGGGACCTACGAGGCTAGCAATAATCCGTTGGAGAACCTTGACGGCCTTGCCTCTGAAATTGGAAACACCTTATACCTTCCCTACCATCCCCAGTTGCCTTTGTTGAGGGCCTTGGTGGCACCACAAATTGTGTTTGCCAATTTGAGCTTAGACCATAAACCCCCTGTTGCTATTATGAAAAAATACGAAGGGCAAGGCAAAAGGGCTTTGTTTGATTGCCAAAAAGAACTGGAAGATGCAGGGTATGAAGGCAATGCCAGATGGTAAGTCTACGGGAAAGTGTCCTGAAAATATTTCACTATAACTTTGATTTTCATGCCGGGACAAGTCATTCAGGAAAAATAGAGGTGGATGATGCAGGCCTAGTATCAGCATATGGCAACGTGAGTCTCCGGCTCTCTGCAACAATTTTGCCTTGCCGTTTCAAATTGGTTACAGGAGATTTCCTCTGCTCAAAAAACAACTTAACTAGTCTGTTGGGCAGTCCTTTCGAAGTTATGGGTGATTTTGATGCTCGTGAGAATGAACTTGAGACACTTGAAGGTTTTCCAAAAACAGTGGGCGGGGTAACTTCGGTCAATCATAACAAGCTGAATAGCTTGAAGGGGGTACCAAACATCTCTCCCGGCAGTTTTTTTTGCTATAAGAATCAACTGTCTTCTCTTGAAGGTGGGCCTGATAGTGTCAATGGTGATTTTCGCTGTGACATCAATAATCTCACCAATCTCAAAGGTGCTCCCACCAAAGTCTCAGGCTATTTCACTTGCATAGATACCCCATTAACAAGCCTTGATGGTGCGCCACGAGAAATGGCGGGTTTTTGGGGCCCGTATCACAAAAATCTCCCGTTATTACGAACATTGGTTGCAGATGACATAGGATTGTATCCTACTTTGAATCAAGATGCTAGAGCTGTGAAAAACATCCTTATGAAATACGCAGGGCAAGGCAAACGGGCTTTGTTTGATTGCCAAAAAGAACTGGAAGACTCTGGCTATGAAGGAAACGCAAAATGGTAGATGAAGAATCTATATTACGTATTTTTGAACACTATTTTGAAAATTCTGAAGACATCATCCAGAGAGGCAGATACAGATTTCTGAAAGAAAACGGTTCTCTTAACATCCTTGGCAATGTTATAAGAAGAAATGGCCTGCACATGCCTGACGGCATGTGGCCAGTGAATTTTGGGACTATCCATGGTAATGTGGGTATGAACAACTGTGGATTGACAAGCCTAGAAGGCAGCCCAGAAGTTGTGCACGGTAGCATGAGCATTGATGACAATCCACTGACCAATCTTGTGGGATTGACCCAACAAATCTCTGGCCAACTCAATATTTCTGGAATTAACTTCAAGAGTCTTGAAGGTTTACCTCCAGACCAAAGTGTAGTTGTATCTTGGTATCCAAATATGCCTATGTTGCGACTCCTAACATGCAAATGGATCGAGCTGGAATGGTTTCAAATGCGCGATCCAGCTGACTCCCACCCCAAACAAGTGTTGAGTATTTTGAGAAAATATCGCAGATTTGGCAAAAAGGGCATGTTTGATTGTCAAAAAGAATTGGAAGATGCTGGATTTGAAGGGAATGCTCGATGGTAGACAAAGAAGAGATCTTGAGAGTGTGGTGCAAATACTTTGACCCTGGTGATCAATATCGCCTATCCAAACAAATGCAAATACGTGATGATGGCACAGTAGATGTGCAGTGGAATGTTTACATGCTTGATGAACTGGCTGAGATACCAGTCAAGTTCGGCACAGTGACGGGGGATTTTGTTGCTGAAGAAAAAGGCCTTAAAACCTTACACAACATGCCCCAACTTGTAACTGGCGACTGTGAGTTGGCTGGTAACAAGCTCACCACACTGATTGGTGCTCCCTTAGAGGTGGGTGGCAATTTTTTTGTAAACCGCAACCCGCTTGTTTCTCTTGACGGCTTTCCACAAAAGGTAGGCAAAAGGGTCAGTTTGAAATGGGGGCCATCCCTGCCATTGCTGAGAACTCTAAACGCCCGTGAGGTAGTGCTGTATGGCCAACCTAGGGTCATGGCAATAATGAACAAATATGCAGGTCAAGGCAAACGAGCAATGTTTGATTGTCAAAAAGACTTGGAAGATGCAGGATTTGAAGGCAACGCAAAATGGTAGACAAAGAGAAGATTTTACAGGAGTTGAATTCCTATTTTGTTGCCTATTCAATAATTGAAGACAAAAAATATGATTTTGATAGTCAAGGCAGACTGAATGTGTATTCTGATATAAGGCCAAGCCAATATAGATTTCCCAATGGCAGCTTGCCATTTGCCTTTGGTAAGGTTGTGGGTACATTCAATGTTCGAGACAGCAACTTGAGTTCGTTATATGGCTGTCCTGGTGAAGTCACAGGAGACTGTTTGGTAGACCGAAACAAGCTATCTGATTTGAGGGGTGCGCCAGACACTGTTGGTGGAGTGTTCAACATAAGCTTAATGCCTAGACTACAAAGTCTAGAGGGGTTTCCTGCTAGTGTAGAAGCTGTAATTTTCACCTGGAGCTCTACTCTTCCGGTTCTTCGGTTGTTGAATGCCTGCCGAATAGGCATTGCATATGGTAACACCAATGCAATTGAAAATCGAGCAGCTGAGAAGGTCAAAGACATCTTAAGAAGATATGCAGGACAAGGAAAACGTGCAATGTTTGATGCCCAAAAAGAATTGGAAGATGCTGGATTTGAAAAAAATGCTCGCTGGTGAAGGTTGACATCTATGATGTTGCACCGCAACATAAATAGACTAGACACAAAGGGGAGAATAACAATGAACAACGATATCGCACGAAGCGTTACCAATTGGTATGCTGCTGTAGCCGCAACTTATATGGACACAGCAGCAAAAATGTATGAGGCTCATATGAATTTGGTAACAGAAATGAGCAAGGTCAATATCAAAGATATTTGGCCTCAAAAGAAATAAGCAAAAAGCCCGCGTTAAGCGGGCTTTTTTGTCTATGATTAGCGATCAATTTCAATTGTGTTGTATTGGGTGAACAAAGCTACTACTTCTTGTTCGCTGTTGCAGACAATCTTCGATGTAATCCAATCACTTTCCTTGTCGCGTCCGGTGATTTCAACCATCCATCCGTTGTCATACCGATAGATGTTGAAGGATTCACCAACCTTCTTCATTGTTCCTAGTTTTGACATGTTTTTCCTTTCATGAATTGGCCATTTTGGCTTGAATTTCCTTAACATGTTTGCAGGCTCGGCCAAAACCGCCCGCCACACACGAGCAGTGCCAACGGCTGCCGCTCCTAGACACCACATACGATGCGCCTTTGCTGCCTGTTACCATCCAGCTGGTGTCTTTTTCCTTTTTCACAGGAGCTACAGAAGGCGGCAAGGTTTCACTGCCATCAGCTCGAACAATCTTGACTACGTGTTCCATTTTGAAACTGCGCACAGGGATTTTTATATCATTACTTGTGATACAAATATGTGGCCCCTCTAGCCAAGAAAAAGTTGGAACTACAATGCCCTCAAAAATTGAGGTTCGATTAGCAGGCCAACCCTGAACTTTGGTAAGGTCCCGACTTTCAATCCTTACCCGTTCACCATCAGCCGGCAATCCTGACATGCTGTTAACCTTCTCTCTATGTGGAGAACGTAGCATTCCTTCCCCAAAGTGTCAACCTAAATATGTGTATGAAAAGCCATCCCCTAGTTCCTGAAATCACAAATTTTGTCAAATGGGCCAAAAAAGAATTAGATATCCAAACTCCAGTGGTAGTAAGATTACGATCCAGTCGTATGAAACATGGCATACAAAGCACTTTTGGTGGTTATGATCCCATCAACAGGAAGATTACAGTGTCTGTTGACGGTCGCCACCTATTGGATATTTGTCGGACTATCGCACATGAACTGGTTCACCAGAAGCAAAGTGAGCTACAAGAGTTAACCAATCAGGATGGTGAAACAGGAAGTGCTATTGAGAACGAAGCCAATTCTGTTGCTGGAATATTGATGCGCAATTGGGGAAAGAGTTTTTAAAAACTAACTCATATCTACGCAGGTATTGGGACTCAGAACATGCTCTCCCAACAAATATGTGGGAAAACAAAAACAAGACTACTACTATAGGCACCAGTCTCAGATGGTTTTGTTGTGAGTGTGTTAGCACTTGGGGCGGTTGCACGGTACCCTCAGACATTCCTGTCCACAACCTGTCTCTCTACTAAGTAGATGCAGCGGAAAAAATTGGTTTGAAAACCATAAACAAACCAATTCCGTGATCGATGTTCATGCACAAAACAGAGCGATCCTTTGGCAACATGCCTCACATGTTGAAGATAATTTTGGGTCTATGTTCCACTTGACCGTGTATTCCGAGTTCGAACTGGAGAGCTTCTTTGTGAGGGAACCAGCTGTGCTTCTCGGTCCGGCAGGCAGAGTCTACCGATTTGTTTGCGTTCCTGATGGAGTACCATCCCTTCCGCCAGCGGAGCCAATTACCGCCATATCGTGTCTGCTGTAGACATTAGTTTGCTACAGCAGACACAAGTGCGTCAACACCAAGTGTCCAAAAACTCTACAATTTTTTGTTATAGACAGTTAGCCTTTGGGATTTTCATTATAAGGACTAGTGTGACAAAATTCAGCTGATGGGCAAAGTTTTCTCAACTGGAGGAGCGGGTATTGACTCAGATTCCTTGCTGCCCTTCTGACCAGCTAGCCAACCAAGTGCAGTGCTGGCCAAACTCAGCATAGCAGCCATCCAATCACCCGGAGGGCTCATGTCTACACCAGCTGTTTTGGCTGCCATGATGATGAAGCCAATGGCAATGAATGCCAAGACTGTGACACTGCATACTGCTATGCCTGCATAGTCTTTCCAGTTGTTTGGACTTTTCTTATTTTGATCCACTTACAATCTCCAAAGTTAATCGGTCTGTTTCAGGATATTCAATTACTTGTTGCCCTTCCTTGCATTCATATACCAAAATTCCACGCAATCGAGCCTTGCCTCCTGGCACAGACTCAAGATCATTTATTTTGATGAGAAACTGGAAATTTTCAAAACCTGTTGAAGTCTTACCAACACTTCGATTGGCGCTGGTGGTGATTTGATGAATAAAACCATCTCGGTCTATTATGTGTGCATCAAAGCTGCGCAACGGACAATCATCGCGGAATTTTTTCCGGCTGGCTGCCACTTGAAAACTGCTGTAGCTGTTTGTGGGCGTGATGCCGAAACCTTCTGGATCCCAAATCAACACCGGTTCAGCAGTTTTGAAAAATCTGTCGTAAATTGTGTGTGCACCCAGCAATATTGTAATTGCCACTGCCGCAAATTGAAATTTAGACAAATGTTGTTTAATAAAATCGCCTGTCGCCAAATTGTTCCTACCACCAAAAAGTTGCCCAGCCCAATGCTGCTGCCAAATAAAAGGCTGTGGCACTTGACAGTGCCACAAATGTCATGACCCAAATTTTTCTGAAGGCTCTAATGGTTGCAGCCATTTGGCAAATACCTCAAAAACATAAGGTATTTAAAATATTGTGGGCTTACCAAAACCCGTTAGTTTATAGCTCTTGAGTTTTCCACCAACGAGCCATACTGCCTTCACCAATCTGATCGCACAGCCGCACAAACTCCCCATTCATCCCCAACAGATGGTCAAAATGTTCAGCCAACAGCATATTTGGGCAAGGCCTTTCACGATGAGCCAACAGCCAAGCTTCAGCCTCCTCAAGACGGTGTGTGCCGTTGCTTTGGAGCCAGAGTGCCAATCCAGTGGCTGTACTTCTGCTTACTCCGGCGTAGCAGTGTACTACGACACGAGCATCAAAAGGTAGTGATGCACCGAAATCAATGACTCTCTGGGCATGAGCAAGAGTAGGTGCGTTGGCACAAGTGGAATTTTCCTCATCTTCCACACGAAGCCAAATCCAATTTTCAGGACTGATCCTGTTGGGCTTGTGGACATCATCACCAGGATCCAAAAGAGTCACTAGGTGTGTTGCATCCATGCTTCTCACACGAGCACGCACTTGACTCTTTGCGCAAACCAAAAATTCAGGCACTAGGATACTCCTTATTCAGTGTGCCTCTATAGCACACATGCGCGTGCATGTCAAGCTGGATTACACACAAGCTTGCGTGAGGTTTTGAATTTGCTGCAACTGCAATATTTGCAGCCCGCAGCAGCCCAATCCTCGTAGGGGTCAAAATGTCTTGCATAGGTGTGCTGGCATTCTGGGTCAGCACACACTCGACTGTCGCCAAAATTTGGGTTGTAGTAGTATTTTGTGCGGCTCACACGCCGTTTGAAGTATGCTGGTTCATCGCTCATGTGCGCAGCATATGCGGAAACAATTGTTCAGTCAAGAAGGAAGGCAGCAGTCTTCAATGCTGCCTTCTTTGGAGCTCAAGAGTTTTGGGTGGGTTCAGCTGAGGTTTCAGCCTGTGTATTTTTGTAGATTTCCTCACCCAGCTTCATGGAGATTTCACTAAGTTTTGTAGTTTCTTTCTCAATGATTTCAACATCCTCTCCGTCTAATACATGACGCAACGTAGCTAACTGGGGTTCAGCTTCTGCACGAAGTCTTTCAGAGATTTTGTCGACATTTTCCTTAAGCACCCGCTCTACTGAAGCGATAACGCCATCAGCATTGTTGCGTGCGTCTGCAACGCGCCGACGCTCCTGGTCTGCTGCTTCGTTTTCTTCAGCTTGACGGATCATTTCTAAAATCTCAGCCTCTGACAGTCCACCATTGGCTTGGATTGAGATTTGTTGAGTTTTGCCAGTGCCCTTGTCTTGTGCACTGACAGTGACAATGCCATTCGCATCAATATCAAATGCTACGGCGATCTGGGGGCCGCCGCGCGGTGCTGGTGGAATGTCTTTGAGGTCAAATTGACCTAGCGATTTATTATCTCGCGCCATACTTCTCTCACCTTGGAACACTTTGATAGTAACTGCCTGCTGGTTGTCTTCAGCAGTACTGAAAACTTGTTCCTTTTTGGTTGGGATCGTGGTGTTCTTTTCGATGAGTTTGGTGAACACACCTCCCATTGTCTCAATGCCTAGGCTAAGTGGAGTCACATCCAGCAGCAGCACATCCTTCACATCACCTTGCAAGACACCAGCCTGCACAGCCGCACCAATGGCCACAGCCTCATCTGGATTTACAGAGTGGTTGGGCTCCTTGCCAAAGAAGTCTCGGATGGCTTGGCGCACTGCTGGAATACGTGTGGTGCCACCAACGAGGATAATCTCTTTTATCTCATTTTTGTTGATTGATGCATCCTTAAGTGCAGCCTGGCACGGGGCTATGATGCGCTTCACAAGATCAGAGGTCAGCTCTTCGAACTTTGCACGAGAGAGCTTCACCAACAGATGTTTGGGACCAGAAGAGTCAGCTGTGATATAAGGCAAGTTGACTTCAGTTTCACTAGTGCTGCTGAGTTCAATCTTTGCACGCTCTGCGGCTTCACGCAAACGTTGCACAGCCATTTTGTCCTTCCGGAGATCTAGCCCTTGGTCACGCAAGAACTCTTGAGCAAGATAGTCTGTTACTCGGGCATCAAAATCCGCACCACCAAGATGTGTATCACCATTGGTGCTGAGCACCTCTACAACACCACTACCAATATCTAGTACACTGACGTCATGTGTGCCACCGCCTGAATCCACAACAATTACCTTGCCATCACCACCTTTGTCAGTGCTGAAAGCTAGAGCTGCTGCTGTGGGTTCATTTATGATACGCATCACTTCAAGTCCAGCAATGCGGCCAGCATCTTTTGTTGCCTGTCGTTGTGCATCATCAAAATATGCAGGTACTGTCAGAACAGCTTGGGAGACTTTTTTCCCCAGATAGGTTTCTGCCGTTTCTTTCATCTTCAACAGCACCTGAGCGCCAATCTCAGCTGGACTGCGAGCCTGACCTCGAGTTTCTACCCATGCATCGCCATTGTCAGCCTTGACAATTTTGTAAGGTAGTGTTTTCATATCTGCTGCGACTGATGGATCCGCAAAGCGCCGACCAATCAGGCGCTTGCTTTCAAAAACTGTGTTTTCGGGATTTGTAACAGCCTGTCGTTTGGCAGCTTGTCCAACCAGTTGTTCCTTGTCAGTCCAAGCCACAATGCTGGGGGTTGTGCGTGCACCTTCTGCGTTTTCAATTACGCGAGCTGTGCCATTTTCCATAATGGCCACGCATGAATTCGTAGTTCCAAGATCTATCGCAATGATAGTCATTTTGTTATCTCCTTCTTAAAGCAAGATGTTTAGGGAGTTACTTTTGAGTCAACTCCATGTTATATTTACTGTTATTCGTCTTTGGATGCAACAGGATTGATTATATTGTTCAAACTTACCCAGTCATTCAAGTTGTTCTGCATGATCTCAAAATATTCTTGGGCTATTTCAGTTCCAACAAAGTGTCGCCCCAGTTTCAATGCCTCTACACCAGTTGTTCCACTGCCTGCAAATGGGTCCAAGATTACATCTCCTGGATTGCTCCAACTGATGATATGATCATGGGCCATAGCTGTGGGCATTTTGGCTGGATGAGAAATGCTCTTGCATGGCCGTTCTTGCCCTGCTGTTTTCATGCGCCAAATATTGCCTCGCATACCAAACTCTGAGTAGTCCTTTCTCGACCCCCTGTCTTGCATGAGACCATCCTTGTTACGCACTGTGTTCTTACCAAATGTTGCCATGCGTGCATGATCAGGATTATTCAATGCTGTAGTAGGTTTGTCTTTGATGGGATTGAAGGTTTTGGGTTTTCCAAGGCTGAACACAAACATCCACTCTGCCAATTGGTGGTACCGGTTGCTGCTGGGATTGCTGAAGTTGGCTTTTTCGTAAACCATTGTATCATGAAGTCGCCAACCACTGTCTATGAATTTCAAAGCTTGTCGAAAGCTTGTGCCAGTTTCACTGCCATTCACAACTTGATCAGCCACATTCCACATGACAATACCACCAGGCTTTGTTACTCTTTTGAGTTCCTTCAACAACTCATCAAAATCCCAAGTGTGGCCTTTGTAGTCTCGGAGGCTGTCGTAAGGAGGACTAGTGACAGTGAGATCAATGCTGGAGTCAAGAACATACTGTTTCAGCATGCCAACATTATCACCTTGATAAATGCTGTAAGGCAAGGTGCTCAAGAGTTGTGTCCTACAGCCGCAGCTACATTATCATAGCGTGGATTGTTCAGCGTTTCCAGCATCACAGTCAACGGCGAAAACTCCTCGCATTTCAAAATGCTTTTCAAGATGCTGGGAGAGAATCCACTTACCAAAGCAGCCCCTGTGCTGTGTGCCCTTACGGGAAAATTTCCTGCGCGAGCATTTAGGTTCCACCAAACAATTTTTGGAGTTGAGTAGCTGTGCCGTTGGAAAGTTTCTTGAGCTATGTTCCAAGCCATTTTGTTACCATCGCTTGAGGAGTCAAACTCTTGATCACTCAGCACCAGCACCACCTTGGGCATTTCACTGTTGGGCACATTACCCATCACAGCCACACGCAAGATCTCACGGAAAGCTCGTTCAATGCTGGTGTTCATGCCCCAATGCAGTGTGCTGATTTGGCGCACCTTCTCCGTCAAGCTGCCTTGCAGTCGCTCAATTCGACTATCACCTGAAAAGGTCAACAGCAAGTCTTTGAAAGCGCCCTGTTGTTTGTCACTTACATAGAGCCCCAAACTCAAGGCCACCTCCATACAGGAGAGTTTGGAGTTGCCGCCAACAGCACTACTCATGCTACCAGAGGTGTCAACCATTGGAAGGATGTTGTCCTCACCCAACAGATTTGGTAGGCTGTCCCATTGAGCTTGCGCAACTTCTGCATCGCCATTACGCATGCTCTTCAACACATCGTAGGGAAAGAGAACGGAGCTGTTCACACGGGCAACACCAGTTTTCAAACCCTCTTTCCAAAGGTTGTAGCGTGCTGGATCATTTTTCAAAAAAGCCTTTTGATAGCGAGCACTGGCTACAGAAGGCAATTGGCTATAGTGAATGTTGTGCCATTGTCGCGCACACATCTGTTGTTCCACTGTGTGACATTGGTTAACCACTAACTGGCGATATTCTTTGGGAGTTTTGATTCCCAAGAGTTTGCGCAAGCGATTGGCTAGTTGTCCTTGGCGCGGGGCATATTTGGCTGCTAGTGCCTTGCCTTTGTGCAGCTCATCAGCATAATATGCTAGTGCAACCTGTTGCACTAGTGGATGAGCAATACTGAGTAAGTCGTCATATCTACCAAACTCAGGGATCAATGTGAGCAAGCGAATTGCCAGCTCTGGATCCTTCTCACACAGTTGGTTGAACAATTTCCGGAAAATATCGCGTTCACCAGCACCACCGCGTGCATCACGTGCCCAAAACAGGGTTTTCACTGTCAGCAGTGTATCACAACTGAATGCAGCAGAAAATTGAGTAGACAGATTTTTGCCTCGACTGCTGCCGATGACAGCAAAGAGATCCAATACAGGATTGTTGGTTGTTGCATTGGTGGGCATGCCATTGGCTGTTTCTGAGTGGGTGAGATCAACGGCTGCTGCAAAGCTCATGCAAAATTTCCTCATGCATATGTGTAGTGAACTATACCCTGTAAACAGGGTTGTGTCAAAAATGTCGCAGCTTGATTTCAGCAATCAATTCTTGGAAACTGTCATCTTTCAAATCAAGAGGAAAGCCTTGCAGTCGGTTATTGTAGATTGGCAGCGTGTATCTAGTGTTCTCTACTTCAAAAAAGATTACAAACTTGTCATTTACTACGTCTTGAGCTATATCAATGTTCTGAGCCGAGACTTCTGCAATGATCTCGTAGATCAAGGGGCTTAACCAACGATATGTTTGATAGCTGATGTATTGTGCATTTATTTGAGTAGTCACAGGATCTCCTTTGTATCACACATGATGCGATTTTAAGTTTGCGGAAGAGATCCTTTGTGGTGGGCACGGATTTGGATGTGGAATTGAACCACTGGTTTTGATAAACAAAACGTTATCCAAAGGTTTGCTGAACCAAATCCTCAAGCCCGTAAACAGAATGCTGTTTTTGCACTTTTCCAATTGCATAAACTTTGCTGTAAGCATTCTTCCTTTTAAGGATAGATGACAAATAGTGTTGTGTCAAATATCAATTTCAATTTCCACTGGAGTCCAACCAGGGTTTTCACCAGGATAGCCTCGAGCATTGTTGATGTAGCGAACACCATTTAGCACTCGGTCTTGACGGTCATGTGTGTGACCAAAGCACCAAGCGCGAATGTTTGAGTTGGTGATGGGTTCCAAGAGTGTGTTTGCATAACTGCCATTTAGCATAACCCACCTGGGGTTTGGATTATACTTCAGCAGCACTCGATTAGGTGCATGATGCGTCATTACCACCACATGGTGTGCTGAGTTGGTTACAGCGTTTTGGATATACTCAGCATCCGCTTTTGCAGAGTCTACAATTGCTTGCACCTTGTATTCTGTGCCCCACTGGATATAGCGAGCATCATTCATGTAATGTAGGTAAGCTGAGGATTGCTGCTCAAAGTCAAATGGGCTACCAGCTTGGAAATCATGCCAACCAGTAGCACCCACAAACTTCACACCGTTGACCACAACACTGCCTCTATGCAGAAAGGAGACATTATGTGCCTTGCTATATCGGCTGTAGTGGTCGTAGATTTCCTCAACAGTGCGCGGATAGGGATACTGAGCGTCAAACTCTGGGTCACTCAGTCGAGTGGAATGAAATCCTAGGTTGTACATGCAATGGTTGCCGGCCACCCAAATCACATGTTCAAATCGCTGCCCAGCTTCGCGCAGCCACCGGCTTCCAGCGCGAACATCATTTTCAATGTCGCCACACACCACAAGTGGAGTAGCAGAGTCAACTTTGTCAAGAAGTTGCCAATCCCACCCACTGTGGTCAATGTGGATGTCAGAGATAAGGGCAAATTTCATAAGAATGTCTTTCAAAAGAAGAAACAGGTCACAAACTCAAGATCAAACAGAGACTCTAACAAAGAACAAACGACAACCAACAAACTGCAAAACACAATCCCAATATAGCAGCACAACAAAAAACAAATGGAGCCCGTGAGGCATACCGAAAACGTGCTGAGCAATGGGTTTAGCCCTGGAGGATGTTATCCATCCTGTCAATGATAATGTCTTGTTTTTTCCTTCACTTGTGACCTGATTGTGCAGGCTTTGTGGGCCTACACAATACCTAGAGACTCAAGCCATGTCCAGTCTTGGTCTCGAATATTGATTTCAGTAGAGATGTTAGCAGTGATAAGCTCTTCACCAATAGCTGTCTGCCTGCGACGCAGTGTTACCAGCTGAGTGTTGAACTTCTCAATGTCGGTAAGGCTGAACACACCAACAGAAAAGCTTTCGGTGATTCGGTAAGAGCTTTTCTCATTGGCAACCGAGATGCTTTTGGCACGCTCTGCCAGGTGTGTGCTGCTGGGAACAGGAGTGCTCTTCACCAGCCGGGAGAACCGCGAAATCTGAGCAGCTACTACAGCCTGCTCACATAGCAGTTTACTAACACTGCACTTTACATTGGCTGCACCCACTTGCTCTCGGATGTTTGCGAGTGTTGACTCAAGACGATCAATCTCATCAATTGCACGCAGTTGCGCACCACGAGCAATTGCCAGCATCTCATCATTTACTGACCAAAGTTCCATAGTTAGTTCGCCAGTAAGCTGTGATTGACGCTCACTGATAGCAGCTCGAATGCTGTTTTGCACAGCAGCAGCCTTGCGCAGATTCAATTTCATCTCGTTGTCCCTATCAGCGTTTTGTTGTAGCAAATTCTAGCTGAGGGCAGAGGTTACGTCAAACCCTTTCAAATAGGCATGTGAATTTTTTGATGACGTTGAGTTTCAACCCTTTTCAATCGGCACTCAAAGTCAACAACATCAACAGCTTCACTCAGATAGCGTTCCTCATTGGTCATGCAATAATAGTGCCACCATTGACGAATTTTTTCCAAAAACATAATAGTTCTCCTGTTTTTGGCTATTTAACAGGAAATTGTTGCAGTGCACAAATTACCATTTTGCATTTCCTTCAAATCCTGCATCTTCCAATTCTTTTTGGCAATCAAACATTGCTCGTTTGCCTTGTCCAGCATATTTGTTCAAAATGCTTTCAGCTGTTTTGTGCTTCCCATTCTCAGGATACAGTTGAATCTCTTTTGCGAGCAAACAACGAAGCAGTGGCAAAGTGGAGCTATAGGAGAGATGTAAGATTCCAGGTATGGTTGGCAAGCCTTCAAGTGCGGTGAGCTGGTTTTTTTTGCACCAGAAATTACCACCAACTGAAGTGGGTGCACCTTCAAGTGTGGTGAGCTGGTTGTTGTCGCAGTAGAAATCACCACCAACTGAAGTGGGTGCACCTTCAAGTGTGGTGAGCTGGTTGCTGTAGCACAAGAAACTACCACCAACTGAAGTGGGTGCACCTTCAAGTGTAGTGAGCTGGTTGTTGTCGCACCAGAAATTACCACCAACTGAAGTGGGTGCACCTTCAAGTGTAGTGAGCTGGTTGTTGTGGCACCAGAAATTACCACCAACCTTATCAAAAGCAACAGGCAATCTCTTCAACTTCTTTTTAGGAGTTACCATACCTGTACAACTAACCAATCCCTTATCGTCAATGGTTATTGAACCAGTTGTTTTGAAATTAGCTTTCAACAAAGCCATTACTTCTTTTTTGATTACCATCTGGCATTCCCTTCAAAACCTTCATCTTCCAATTCTTTTTGGCAATCAAATAGGGCTCGTTTGCCTTGCCCTGCGTATCGATTGAGAATTTCTTCAGCTGTTTTGTGCTTCCCATTCTCAGGATACAGTTGAATCTCTTTTGCGAGCAAACAACGAAGCAGTGGCAAAGTGGGGCTATAGGAGAGATGTAAGATTCCAGGTACAGTTGGCATTCCTTTAAGTGTAGTGAGCTGGTTGGTGTAGCACCAGAAATCACCACCAACTGAAGTGGGTGCACCTTCAAGTGTGGTAAGCTGGTTGATGTGGCACAATAAACTACCACCAACTGAAGTGGGTGCACCTTCAAGTGTGGTGAGCTGGTTGTTGTGGCACAAGAAATCACCACCAACTGAAGTGGGTGCACCTTCAAGTGTGGTGAGCTGCTGGTCGCTGCACGAGAAACTACCACCAACTGAAGTGGGTGC